GGTGGTGTCCTATTATATGGTGCAACAAATAAATTGTTCCAGTGGGCGTCTTCTACTGCAGCGTGGACTTCTTCAGAACATATTGCTTTAGCATCTGGTAAAAACTTATTACTGAATGGTTCATCATCAGGAACTATTACAGTAACTGCAACTGCTATTGCTGGAACAAATACATTAACATTGCCAGCTACAACTGGTACTTTAGTTACTACTGGTGATACTGGTACAGTTACCAACACCATGTTAGCTGGTTCTATTGCTGTAAGTAAAATTACTGGTCTGGCTACTTCTGCTACAACTGATACTACTAACGCATCAAACATCACTAGCGGTACATTACCAAATGCACGTTTAAGTGCTGTGCCAAATAGTGCGTTGGCAAACAGTTCTCTTACTGTTGGTACAACTTCTATTGCGTTGGGTGCAGCTAGCACAACTCTTGCTGGTTTAACTTCTGTTACTTCTACAAGTTTTGTTGGCGCACTAACTGGTAACGCTTCAACTGCAACTACTTTACAAACACCAAGAAATATTGCTGGTGTTGCTTTTGATGGTAGCGCAAACATTGCAATCCCAGTAGCTAACTTATCCGACGTAAGCATAACTACTCCAGCAAATAATCAATTATTGGTATATAACTCTACTACTGGTAAGTGGACAAATACTTCTGGTATTACTGGTCCAACTGGTCCAACTGGTCCAACAGGATTAACTGGTCCAACTGGTCCAACTGGTGCGGTTGGTCCAACAGGTACTGCTGGTACTATTGCTGTTGGAACAGTAACAACAGGTGCTGCTGGTACAAGCGTAACTGTTACAAATAGTGGAACTGTTAATGCTGCAACATTAAACTTTACAATTCCACAAGGTGCCACTGGCGCAACAGGTCCGACAGGTTCTACTGGTGCTGCAGGTGCAACAGGTGGTACTGGTCCAACAGGTCCAACTGGTCCTGCTGGTACTAACGGCTCTGCAGGTGCAACAGGTGGTACTGGTCCAACAGGTCCAACTGGTCCTGCTGGTACTAACGGCTCTGCTGGTCCAACTGGTGCTCCTGGTCCAACAGGTGCTGCTAGTACCGTAGCTGGTCCAACTGGTGCTCCTGGTCCAACTGGATTAACAGGTCCAACTGGTCCTGCTGGTCCAACAGGTCCAACAGGTGCTGCTAGTACCGTAGCTGGTCCAACAGGTCCAACAGGTCCAACTGGTACTAACGGCTCTGCTGGTCCAACTGGTCCTGCTGGTACTAACGGCTCTGCTGGTCCAACTGGTCCGACAGGTCCAACAGGTCCAACTGGTCCGACTGGTGCTGCAGGTACTGGTGCTAATCAATCACTCAATACTAGTAACGCAGTATCTTTCGCTGGTGTTACATCTCCTTATTTTGCAGGAACTACAACATCAGGAACTCAATTAGCAGGAAGCTATGGTGGTTCTGGCAACTGGAATACTGACTTTTCAAACGTAACTGCAGAACGATATGCTTATGTTGGTGATATTCCTGGTGGTTCATATAATCCTGGTGGAACTTGGTGGTTCCAAGAAGATATGCGACACACCAATAGCTCAAACTTATGGGGAACTCAAATAGCTTGGGGTTGGGAAGATAACTATAACAGATTATGTCAGCGAAATATATCTGGTGGAACATGGACAGGTTGGGTTGAATATTTAAATACAGGTGGACGGACATTTAGTGGAAATTTAACAATATCAGGTGCATATACTGCATATTCAGATGAAAGATTAAAGAAAGACTGGTCAACTTTATCAACAAGTTTTGTTGATGAATTAGCATTAGTTAAATCAGGTACATATACTCGTATCGATACTGATGAACGACAAGTTGGTATATCTGCTCAAAGTTTACAGCTAATACTTCCAGAAGCAATTAAAGATGATGGTGAATATCTATCAGTTAATTATGGAAACGCTGCAATGGTTGCTGCAGTAGAACTTGCTAAAGAAGTGGTAACATTAAAGAGTATAGTGGAATCTCAAAATTCTCGTATAGCTAATCTAGAGCTTATGTTATCAAAATTAATCGGAGACAAATAATGTCAGAAATATCATTTACAATTGAACCTGCTAGTGTTAGTGTTGTTAGTAATAATAACATGGTTAATGTGGTTAAACAGATTACTTATGAGATAACTGGTGTTCTTGGTGATCGTAAATATTCTATTATGCAAAATGCGATTATGCCAGACCCAACAGAAACTGGATTTATCGCCTTTGCAGATATATCTAAAGAAAATATGATTGCGTGGATTGAATCGCATGATACTAAGTTGACTGATGCAAAATCTATTATTGAAACTGAACTAAACAAACCTGTATTAACACATAAAAGTTTACCTTGGGCAGCTGAATTAGAGGCGATTTAAAGCTACTGTTAAAGGATATATAATAGACGGTAACTAAAAGGATAAGGATATATTATGCGTGGTGAATGGGTTTATAATGAGAAGTTTTATACACCAGAAGTGTGTGATAAAATTGTTGAATATGCGCTTAAAATTGAACCAGAAAAACCAACTCTTGGATTTGATGGTTCGGTAACTGATGATAGTTATCGAAGAAGTGCTATTCGTTGGATCCACCAGAACAATCCAGATTTACAGTTTTTGTTTAGAGATTATTGGGCATTTCTTATATCAATTAATAAAGATTGGTTTGGTTTTAATATTAACCAATTACCATATTTGCAGTTTACTGAATATGATGCAGAGTACGAAGGTGAATATAAATCTCACCAAGATGTGTTTTGGATAAATGATTCACCAAACCATAGAAAAGTTACAATGATTATTCAGTTAAGCGATGAGAATACATATACTGGCGGAGATTTGATTTTAGAAAATTGTTCTGAAGCTCCACCAGAAAAGATTAGAAACCAAGGAACCGTAATTACGTTTCCGTCTTTCGTTTATCATAGATTAACTCCAGTAACATCTGGGAAACGATATAGTTTAGTTGGTTGGTTCGAAGGACCAAAATTTACATAGAGAGATAAAATGGCTATTGTTAATTCAAGAGAAACTTTAAAACAATATGCTCTAAGAGCATTGGGTGCACCTGTGCTTGAGATCAACGTAGATGATGATCAGTTAGAAGATCGTCTTGATGAATCTCTTGAATACTGGAGACAATATCACTATGATGGTATTGAAAGAATGTACATGAAACATCAAATTACACAAGATGATATTGATAACAAATATATTCCTATCCCTGATTTAGTCTATGGCATAACACGTGTTATACCAGTTACAAATACAACATCATCTAAGAATCTATTTGATTTACAGTATCAACTTCGTTTACACGATCTGTATGATTTGACTTCAGTGTCTATTGTTTATTTTAAAAACATAATGTCACATATCGCACTATTAGACTTTGAATTAAATGGTCCGCAGAATTTTAGATTTAATCGCTTACAAAACAGATTGTATATTGATATCGATTGGACATGGGAAGTTACAGTAGGATCGTTTGTTGTAGTTGAATGCTATCGTGCTTTAGATCCAGATACTTTTACAAGAGTTTGGAATGAATCGTGGTTTAAAAAGTATACCACTGCATTGTTTAAACGTCAGTGGGCAATCAACATTAAAAAATTCTCTGGTATTCAACTTCCAGGTGGCGTAACTCTTGATGGCGATAAATTATATGATGAAGCCACTACAGAAATTGATAAACTAGAAGATGATTTACAGAATAAATCGGCTCCATTAGAATTCTTCATGGGTTAACATGACCACTACAAATGTTTATTTTTCTCACGGAACTAAGAATGAGCAGTATCTTGTAGAAGATTTGATCATTGAATCGTTACGCATGTATGGTAATGAGGTAATGTATATTCCAAGAACATTAGTTTCTAAAGATGAAATTCTTGGAGAAGATCGTCTAAGTAAATTTACTTCATCATTTCCTATTGAGATGTATTTTGAAAACGTAGACTCTTTCGCTGGACAGGGTGCGTTTATTCAAAAGTTTGGTTTAATGATGGAACAGACTGCAACATTAGTTGTTGCACGTAGACGTTGGGAACAGTTCGTTGGTCGTTATGGAGTCACTACTATTCCCAATCGTCCATGCGAAGGAGATCTAATTTATTTTCCTTTAAGCAAAGGTTTATTTGAAATTAAATTCGTTGCTCACCAAGATCCATTCTATCAACTTGGTAAACTTTATGTTTATAAATTACAAGTAGAGTTGTTTCAATATTCTTCTGAGGCTATTGATACTGGTAATAAAGATATTGATGTATTTGAGTCGCTTAAGACTTTAAATATAAATCCAACCAGAAATATTCATGGAGAAGTTGGAACTATTACTTTGACCAATCCAGGAATAAATTATACTTCAGCACCAACGATTACATTTATATCATCTAGTGGTAGAGGTGCATCTGCCATAGCAACTGTTGCCAATGGTAGAGTAACTAATCTAACACTTACGTCAAGTGGTACAGGATATGCTACTGCTCCTGTATTATCTTTCACTGGCGGTGACGGAACTGCTGCAGAAGCTATATCAACTGTTATTATTAATAATGATAAAGCAGCGGATTCATTCGGCGATAATACTAAGTTTAAAACCGAAGCAGCTGGAATATTATTCAATGCAAATAACCCATTCGGTGAAGTTCAATCAATTCCAACACCAGTTGTTATTCCATCATATAATGTGGACTCAACTGCTACCACAACAGATTCAACAACAACTACAACGGACATAGTATAATGGCAAAACAAACAATTCTTTTAGGTACAGGTGCTAATAGCGGAACTGGTGATCCAATAAGAACAGCATTTACAAAAGTAAATAGTAATTTTACAGAACTATACAATTCAGTGGCAGCAATTCCTGCTGCTCAGGTTCCATCTGATTGGAACGCTTCATCTGGTCTTTCTCAGATTTTAAATAAACCATCTATTCCTGCAGCTTATACGTTACCAACTGCAAGTACTACTGTTCTTGGTGGAGTTAAAGTTGATGGAACTACAGTTACAATTAATGGTAGCGGAGTGATTTGTGCGTTTGCCGATGCTAATACATTAAGTGGAACTACTTTAGCATCTAATGTTACATTATCATCTCTTACTGCAGTTGGTGTATTGACAAACCTTAGTGTTACTAATCCTATTGCTGGTAGCGTTACTGGTAATGCTGGTACAGTGACCAATGGAGTTTATACAACGGGAAGTTATTCAAATCCTTCTTGGCTTACATCTTTATCTTACAGCAAGTTGCTTAGTGCTCCTACGTTAGCAACTGTTGCTACCACTGGTGCTTATGCTGATGTAACAGGTAAACCAACTACATTTACGCCACCTATCGCAACTACAGCTGCCATTGGAGGTGTTAGAGTTGATGGTACTAGTATTACAGTTGATGTAACTGGGTTAATAGCTACACCTGCGTCTGGACACAATCACAATGCTACTAGTTTACAAGGAACTACTTTAGCAACTGGTGTTGTAAATTCTTCGCTAACTTCAGTTGGAACTTTAATATCGCTAAACGTAGCGGGACCCACTGTAGTTACCAATGGTATTTTTAGAATGCCAAGTTTCACAACAACAGCTAGAAATGCGTTGACTGCCGTAAATGGTGATGTTATTTACAATAGCACTTTAGGTAAATTCCAAGGTTTTGAAAATGGTGCGTGGGTTAATTTAATTTAATATGTTAAACAATCAAGTATTTTATCACGGTATAATTAGAAAAACTATCGTTGGGTTTGGTAGTTTGTTCAGCAACATTTATATCGATCGAAATCAAGGTGATTCTGTAACTGGTACAACTATACAAAGAGTTCAAGTTCCACTGGCATATGCTCCAAAAGAAAAATGGTTAGTTCGTTTGGACTCAGATCCAAATTTAGAAAATAATACCTATGTAACTCTACCAAGAATGTCTTTTGAGATTACTGGTTACACATACGATGCTTCTCGTAAAACTAATCGTATGTCTATGGTTACTGCTGGCACTGGAAGCATATCACAAAATAAAGTGTTTAGTCCAGTCCCTTATAATATCGATATATATTTGTATATACTTACGAAAACACAGGAAGATGGTCTTCAAATTTTAGAGCAGATTCTTCCAACTTTTACGCCTGAGTATACTCTTCAAATTAAACAAGTTGATGAGATGGGAATTACAACACCATGTCCAGTTATTTTAAATAGTGTAACTGTTCAAGATGATTATGATGGTGATTTTCAAACTCGTAGATTTGTTACACATACGATTAGTTTTACAATTAAAACTTCTATATTTGGTGCCACTACAAATCAAGGTGTTATTTCCAAGGTTGACGCCAATATTGGAAATAATGAAGATTTTAGTCACCCGAATCAAGTGTATAGCGCACAGGGTGATGTTACCAATGCAACAGTATCATCTGAGAATTGGTTAGATAACTTTTAATTATGGCACAAATTTATAATGCTAATTCCAATTTAAAAGCTGCTGGTGTTCAAGTTCAATTTACACCAGAGCAAGTTCAAGAGTATATAAAATGTTCTCAAGATTATATTTACTTTATTGAAACGTATTGTCAGATCGTTTCATTGGATCATGGTTTAATTCCATTTAAGTTATATGAATGTCAGAAGAAGAAATTAAAAGTTATCCACGAGAACCGTAAGGTTATCCTTATGGAAGGTCGTCAGCAAGGTAAGACGACTACGTCAGCAGCATATATTGTTTGGTATACCATATTCCAAGAAGCCAAAACTGTGGCGATCCTTGCTAACAAAGCAACTGCTGCAAGAGAAGTTTTAAATCGTTATCAGTTAATGTATGAACATTTACCAATGTGGTTGCAACAAGGTGTTGTCACTTGGAACAAAGGTGACGTAGAATTGGAAAACGGTAGTAAAATATTTACTTCTGCCACTACTCAATCTGGTATTCGTGGTAAGTCTGTTAACTTATTATACGTTGACGAAACTGCCATTATTCCAAATACAGTTGCTGAAGAATTCTTTACTTCAGTTTATCCGACTATTTCGGCTGGTGAAACAACAAAGATTCTTTTATCTTCAACACCATTGGGTTATAATCACTTCTGGAAATTCTGGAATGATGCTGAAAATAAAAGAAACGATTTCGTTCCATTGTTTATTCCTTATTGGGAAATTCCTGGACGTGATGCTGCTTGGGCAGAAACCCAAAGAAAAATGCTGGGTGAACTTAAATATAACCAAGAGGTTATTTGTAAATTCCTTGGATCAAGTCTTACACTTATTAATGCTGATGTTATTGCAAAGATGTCATTGGCAGTTCCAGTCTTTAGTAAAGATGGTTTAGACATTTATGATCATCCGCAAAAAGATAATACATATGTTATAGTTGCTGATACGGCACAGGGTGTTGGTGGAGATTACTCTGCTTTTACTATTGTTGATATTACTGAAGTTCCATATAAACTGGTCGGTAAATATAGAAGAAATGATATTAGTCCTCTTTTATATCCAAACGTAATTCATCAAGTTGCTGTTAAATTTAACATGGCGTTTGTTTTAGTTGAAACTAATCATAGTGAGCAAGTTCCATATATTTTACACAATGAATTAGAGTATGAGAATCTAGTATTTGTACAAAGATCTACAGGGTTTCAAACAGTTACAGGTGGTTTCGGTGGAGGTAATACTCAATTAGGAGTAACTACTGATAAGAAAGTTAAAAGAACTGGTTGTCATAACTTTAAATCACTGGTCGAAGAAGGTAAGTTAATTATTCAGGATCCAGAAGTTATCTCTGAAATATCAACTTTTATTGAAAAAACTGGAACTTATAAAGCTGATGATGGGTATAATGATGACTTAGTTATGTCGTTAGTCTTGTTTTCATGGCTAACTTCTACCAGTTATTTCAAAGACCTAAATAATGTTAACCTTAGACAAATAATGTATGACAAAAAGATCAAAGCTATTGAGGAAGAATTAACCCCATTTGGCTTTTTTGATAATGGAGATACCCGAGAACCCGAGCCATTGAATTTCTGAAAGTGGGTTTTCAATAAATAAATTAGTGCTTTCAAGTGCTCCTCGAAGCAAAACCTTTTGCTTTTAGCAAAACAGAATAACATGTAATAAGGAGAATTACAATGCCTTTTCAACTTAGTCCAGGTGTTGCAGTTGTAGAAAAAGACTTCACATCGATCGTCCCAGCTGTTGCGTCATCTACTGGTGCTTTCGCTGGAACATTCCAATGGGGTCCAGTTCTTTCACCTGTAACCATCAACTCAGAGAACAATCTAGTCCAACGTTTCGGCAAACCAGTCGATGCCAATGCTCAATCGTTTTTCACAGCTGCAAACTTTTTAAATTATACCAACAATATGTTGGTGACACGTGTAGATACTGAAAACCATAGAAATGCGGTTTCCTCAACATCAGGATCTATTACAACTGCATCTATCAGTAACGCTGGTACTGGATATCGTGGCTTACCTACCGTGACGATTAGTGCACCAAATATTACTGGTGGTCTACTAGCAACAGCAACTGTTACACTATCTGGTGGTACTGTTACAGCTGCCACTGTTGCCAATGGTGGTACTAGTTACTCTACTGCAACTATTACTTTTAGTGCACCTCAAGTTTCTGGTGGTGTAACAGCTACTGGTACTGCAACTATCGCTAGTGGTGTTATTACTGGTATCGTTGTTGTAAATGCTGGTTCTGGATATACAACTGCTCCAACCTTTACAATTACTTCGGCATCTGGAACTGGCGCAACTGCTGGTACGGTAACTGTTACTGGTTCAGTTATTAGTGGTATTGTTATGGGATTCCGTGGCACTGGTTATACTACTGTTCCAACTATTACTATTGGGACACCAGCAAGTACTGGTGGTACTGGTACTACTGCTACTGCAACTGCAACTATCACTGTTGGTGGCGTATTAATTAGAAATATTGACGACTATCAAGCAAATTGGATTGATGGTGAAGGTGTTGTTGGTCAATTTGCTGCTAAGTATCCTGGAACTCTAGGCAATTCATTTACAGTTTCTACTTGCGATAGCGCAGCAGCTTTTGCTACTTGGGATTACATAGATTATTTTGATTCTGCTCCAGGTACTTCTTCATATGCAGCTAGCGTTTCTGGTGTTAATGATGAAATGCACGTTATCATTATTGACGACGATGGTCGTTGGACTGGTACTCCTGGTAGTGTTTTGGAAAAATTTGCTTATGTTTCTAAAGCATCTGATGGTACTAAATCTGATGGTACTAATAATTATTACAAAGATGTAATTAATTCTCGCTCACAGTATGTATGGTGGACTGACCATCATGCATCAGGAACTAACTGGGGTGGTCCTGCAGCAAATAAAACTTATGCTCAAGTTGGTAACGTAACAATGCCACTATCTGGTGGTGTAGATGATTTGAGCGCAACTGATGGACAATTAATGAATGCTTGGAATTTATATGCTGATGATCAAGCATATGACATCTCTTTACTACCTATTGGTAAAGCAAGCCCAACAGTGGCAAACTATGTAATTGCTCTTGTAGAATCTCGCAAAGATTGTATCGCATTTATTTCTCCTGAAGATAAAACTACTGGTGAAATTTTAATCAGTGGTCCAGGACAAGCAAGCGTTACTGATGATATTATTGCTTATCGCAATATGTTGAGTAGCAGTTCTTATGCTGTTCTTGACTCTGGTTACAAATATCAATACGATCGTTACAACGACAAATATCGTTGGGTTCCATTCAATGGTGACGTTGCTGGTTTATGTGCTCGCACTGATTACACTAACGATCCATGGTGGAGTCCAGGTGGTTTGAATCGTGGTCAAATCAAGAACTGCTTGAAGACTGCTACTCAATTACCTAAGACTGATCGTGACGATCTTTACAAAGCTGGTATTAATCCTTGCGTAATGTTCCCAGGAGAAGGTACTATCTTGTTTGGAGATAAAACTCTACTAAGCAAGCCAAGCGCATTTGATCGCATTAACGTGCGTCGTTTGTTTATCGTTCTTGAAAAGGCGATTGCTACTGCTGCTAAATATCAATTGTTTGAATTCAACGATGGTTTCACTCGTGCTCAGTTTAAGAACTTAGTCGAGCCATTCCTACGTGACGTTCAAGGTCGTCGTGGTATCACTGACTTCGTTGTTAAGTGTGATGACTCTAATAACACTGGAGAAGTTATAGATCGCAATGAATTTGTCGCAGACATCTTCATCAAGCCAGCTCGCTCTATTAACTTTATTACTCTTAACTTTGTTGCTGCTCGCTCTGGAATTAATTTCAGCGAGATCGGTGGCTAAGAGCTAAATAGAGAAAAGAACAAGGAGAAATATAAATGGCAAATATTGCTGATTTTAAAGCCCAGATGATTGGTGGCGGTGCTCGCCCAAATCAATTCCGTGTTGAACTAACATTCCCATCATTCGTACCACTAGGTATCATTGCTGGTCAACGTGCTCAGTTCTTATGTAAGTCTGCTCAGTTACCTGCGTCCACTATTGAGAACATCGCTGTTCTTTTTAAAGGTCGTCCAGTAAACTTTGCAGGTGAACGTAATTTCGCACCTTGGACAGTTTCGATATATAATGATACGACTTTTAATATCCGTAATGCTTTTGAACAATGGCAAGCTGGTATTCAAAGTTACAGTACTACCGATGGAAGAACAAATCCACGTGACTATCAAGTAGACTTACAAGTCCACCAATTAGATCGCAGTGGAGCTACTATTAAGTCTTACAAATTTGTTGACGCTTTCCCAACCAACATTGGTCCAATCGCTTTAGATTATGACCAACAAAATGCAATCGAACAGTTTGATATTGAATTTCAATACAACTTCTTTACTTCGAATGCAACTGAAGGTGGTGGCTTCAATCTTAATGTTAGCGTTGATACTCCGATTGGTAGCTTCCCTCTACCAGTTTAATTTAAACTTGAAAACTTAATTATGAATATTCTTGGATTTGAAATAAAAAGGAAAGATTCATCACCAGCTATAGCGTCTGTAACAAGTCCTATTACTGATGATGGATCTACAGTTGTATCTTCATCTGCGACCAGCTATTATGGCATGGTCATGGATATGGATGCGACTATTAAAAATGAAAACGAACTTATCCGTCGTTATCGTGAAACAGCAATGTATATGGATTGCGATTCAGCAATTGAAGACATTGTTAATGAATCGATAATTGCAGAGTCTGATGATCAGTCAGTTAAAATTAACTTAGATAAAGTAAAATTATCTGAGCCAATTAAAAAGAAAATCATTACTGAGTTTGATGAGATTCTTCGCTTATTGGATTTTGAACGTAAAGGACATGATATCTTCCGTCAGTGGTATATTGATGGTAGAAATTATTATAATGTTCTTGTTGATCCAAAACAACCTAAATTAGGTATTCAAGAATTACGTATTATTGATCCACGAAAAATTCGTAAGATCAAAGAAGTTGAAAAGAAACGCACCGAAAAAGGTGTAGACATTTCAATCGATAAAGCTGAGTATTATATTTACAACGACAAAGGTATTACTGAGTCTGCTGTAAATGGCATAAAGATGTCGCTAGATTCAGTCGTTTACACACCATCAGGTAGCGTAGACCAAGGTACTGGTATGATGATGTCTTATTTGCATAAAGCAATTAAGCCAACTAACCAGTTAAAGATGATTGAAGATGCGGTAGTTATCTACCGTATTTCACGTGCTCCTGAGAGACGTGTGTTTTATGTTGACGTAGGTAACCTACCGAAACTAAAAGCTGAGCAGTATGTAAATGATATCATGAACAAATTCCGTAACAAGATTGTTTATGATGCCACTACTGGAGAGACTCGTGATGATCGTCGTCACTTGTCAATGATGGAAGATTTCTGGATGCCACGTCGTGAAGGTGGTAAAGGAACTGAAATTACAACTCTTCCAGGTGGACAAAATCTTGGAGATATTGCAGATATTCAATATTTCCAACGTAAGTTATATCAAGCACTTAATGTGCCAATAAGTCGTTTAGAATCTTCTTCTGGATTTGCTCTAGGACGTAGTACTGAAATAAGTCGTGATGAAATTAAATTCATGAAGTTTATTTGGAGACTGCGTAAGAAGTTTTCTTCAATGTTCAGTGGTTGCTTAAAGGTTCAGTTAATTGCAAAGGGTATTCTTACCATTGAAGACTGGGAAGCAATTGAGCAAGCAGTTCAATATGACTTCCAGCAAGATAATCATTTCGCTGAGTTAAAAGATAATGAGTTGATAATTCAACGCATTACTGCATTACAACAATTAGATCCATACATTGGACGTTATTATTCTTCTAAGTGGGTGCGTAAGAATGTGCTTATGCAAACTGATGAAGAGATTACAGAGATGGACAAAGAGATGGTGTTGGACAAACAGAAAGCATTGGACGATGCTGCCCAACAGGGTACTATCGCTGGTGTTACTCAAGTTGCCCAGCAACAACATTTAATGGATAATGGTATGGGTGGGGATGAAGATTCACCAAACCCAGAACAAGGAGATAAGAAGTAATGACTGATACTACTAGAGATTTAATTCAAGCTATCGCTGCTGGCGATGCTACAAATACACAGAATGCGTTTAACCTAGCTATGGCAGATAAAATTTCTGCGCAGTTAGAAACATTACGTGCTGATGTTGCAAAAAATATGTTTAATACTCCTGAATCAGAACCAACTGAAACAGTAGAAGCAGAAGAAACAGTAGAAACAGAAGAAGAGTAATGCATTACTATCAATTAAAATCTTTGTTGAAGAAACCTAACGTCGTTGAAAGCGTTAGATCTTATCTACAGCTTATTGAAAAGACTACAGACAATAAAGTTTTAATTAATGGCATCGAAACAGAATTTGAAACTATCGAAGAAGCAAGAAAATATATTAGAGACGATTATAATACACATCAACTGGCTGATAAAATAGCAAAAGATACTTATCAAGATATATCAGAAAATACAGTTGCCAGTATAATTAAAGAACATCATGATATTAAAGTTACAGATACGTTAATAGAATCATACATCGAACTTGCTTCTTCAAATATTTTTAGTGTTGACCCTGTTGTTCAGAAGATTCGCTCTCTGAATAAACTAGATGAAATGGTGGAAGGAAAAATCCATTATAAACTAGATGATTCATCTATAGTCGCAATAAACGAAGATACTCAAGAACAACTAAATAGTATATTGGTAAATCAACCAGAAATAGTTGAACTCATGAGAGAGTCAAAAGATAACTTCTTTTATGTAGTTAACAAAATTAAGGAATAGAAATGGCTGTCACAAAGACCATCATTAAAAATACAAACCAAGAGACCATCGTTAAAGTTGGTGGTACTGCAGGATCTGCTACTATTAGTTTAGCAACTGATTGTTTAGCTGCTACTCAAGCATTGGATGGTGCTACTCAAACTGTTGATATTATCTCAGCGCAATTTGGTGGATTGTTATCTTCAGGAATTACTATTGTTCGCAACGCAGTTCCTGTATTAGCCTTTGCTCCAGAAAATTCTGGAATCTTTGATTTTGAAGGTATGGGGCATAGAGATAATGTTCAGAATACTAAAGATCTTGTTGTAACAGTATCAGGTGCTGAGGCTCATATCTATATAACTTTACGTAAAGTTGGTGGATACGCTTCTACAGTTGAAACTGCTGTATACGGTCAATACGATGACAATACTCGAGTTGGTGCTTCTACCACTATGAGTGGTTCTCCAGATAAGGTATAAAAATGAAACTAATCAGAGAAGTCGTAGAACATACAAATTGTATCGTTGAAGAAAAGATCGGTAAAGGTAAGCAGTACTTTATCGAAGGTGTATTTCTTCAATCAGATATTACTAATCGTAACAAACGCATGTATCCAGAACATATCATGGATAAAGAAGTCGGTCGTTACATGGAACAATGCGTACGCCAAAATCGTGCCTACGGTGAACTTGGTCATCCAGAAAACCCATCTATTAACTTAGATCGTGTTTCACATATGATCGTTGATCTCCGTAAAGAAGGTACTAATTATATTGGTAAGGCTAAAATTCTTGATACTCCAATGGGACAAATTGCACGTGGTCTTTTAGATGGTGGTGCAAATCTCGGTGTATCTAGTAGAGCACTTGGATCTCTCCAGATGAATAAAGAGGGTGTTCAAGTGGTACAGGATGATTTTATGCTGTCTACGGCAGCTGATATTGTCGCTGATCCATCCGCTCCAGATGCCTTTGTAAAAGGTATTATGGAAAGTCGTGAATGGGTATTTGTTAATGGAAAGTTTGTGGAGAAACATATTGATGAAGTTAAGTCTTTTATTAGAAAGACTTCATCTAGAAATCTAACCGAAGCGAAATTAATCGCTTTCCAAAATTTTCTGAGCAAAATCAGATAAATAATAAATAAATATAGAAACATCCTGTTAGGAGATTAAAGATGTCATTAGAACAAAAAATTGCTGCCCTTCTCGCCGAGTCAAAAACTGCCCAGTTATCTGAGCAAGTTGCTGAAATCGAAGAGACAGAAGTATCCGAAGAAGTAGTAGCTGAAGAAGCTGCTAAGCCAACCAATGCTCCAGCTAACCCTGACAACGCTAGAAATAACGTTGACAACGAAGATGAAGCTACTAAAGGCACTTCTAAAACCAAGAACGTAGTTAACAAAGATGAAGCTGCTGGCGAAACAAGCAATATCGCTTCTGTTGCTAAAGAGCCTAAATCTGCTACCAATGTTAAAGAAGATATCGATGCACTTATGAATGGTGAGGATCTCTCAGAAGAGTTCCGTACTAAAGCTACAACCATTTATGAAGCTGCAGTTATGACTCGTGTTGCTGCTGAAGTATCACGAATCGAAGAAGAATTCGATGCGAAACTTGAAGAAGCTATCGCACAGAATCAAGAGGGACTTGTTGAAAAAGTTGATGGATATCTTAGCTACATAGCTGAGGAGTGGATTACACAGAATGAAATAGCCCTTGAGCACGGTATGAAGTCCGAAATCCTAGAAGGATTTGTTGCTGGACTAAAAGGTCTTTTTGAAGAACACTATATCGATATTCCTGAAGAGAAATTCGATGTTGTTGGTCAGATGGAAGAACAAGTTGCAGAACTTGAAGCAAAACTAAACGAACAGTTGGCTGCCAATGTAGAGTTGAATAAAACTCTTGCTGAAGCAAAGCGTTCTGAAATCGTTGCAACTGCATGTGAAGGTTTAACTGACACTCAAGTTGAAAAACTGCAAGGTCTAGCTGAAGAATTGTCTTATGAAGATGTTGAAACTTTCTCTAAGAAAGTAACTACTATTCGTGAGAACTACTTCACTACTAAAGCGCAAGCTGATGTTGAGTCCGTAGTAACAGATGCTCCAGTAGAAATTTTGACCGAGACAACTAAAAACGTTGATCCACAAATGGCCAAATATCTATCCGCATTAACTCGTAAATAAATTTAAATTTCAAAGGAATCCCAAATGTTGAATCGTCAAGATCTATTAAAAAAGTGGGCACCTGTACTAGACAGTACTGATGCTCCATCAATCAAAGAACAGTATCGTCGTGAAGTTACTGCTGTTCTATTAGAAAACCAAGAACGTGAAGGTGCTAAGTCTGCTGAAGCCCTTTTCGAAACTGCTCCAGCTAACGCTGGTGGTGCTGGTATCGCCTTAGGTGCTGCTGGTTCTAACGCAAGCATGGCTGGTTACGATCCTGTGCTTATCGCATTGGTACGTCGTGCAGCTCCACAACTTATCGCTTATGATATCGCTGGCGTTCAGCCAATGACTCAGCCAACTGGTTTGATCTTCGCAATGAAGAGCAAGTATACTAGCCAAGGTGGTACTGAAGCGTTGTTCAACGAAGCAAACACTGCATTCTCTGGTGCAGCATCTCCTGCTCACGCTGGATCTAACCCAGAAACTGGTACTTATACTACTGGTACTGCAATGACTACAGCTACTGCTGAAGATTTGACTTTTGCTCAGATGGCTTTCTCTATCGAGAAGACAACTGTAACTGCTCAGACTCGTGCTTTGAAAGCAGAATACACTGTTGAACTTGCACAAGACTTGAAAGCAGTTCATGGTCTTGACGCTGAAGCTGAATTAAGCAACATCCTTTCAACTGAAATCACTTCAGAAATCAATCGTGAAGTAGTTCGTACTGTTTACTCAGCAGCTAAAGCTGGTGCTGAAGTTGGTACTGCTACTCAAGGTACTTTTGACCTTGACGTTGATTCAAATGGTCGTTGGTCTGTTGAGAAGTTCAAAGGTCTATTGTTCCAAATCGAACGTGAAGCCAATGCGATTGCTCAGACTACTCGTCGTGGTCGTGGTAACTTCATCATCTGTTCTTCAGATGTTGCTTCTGCTCTAGCAATGGCTGGTGTTCTTGATTACGCTCCTGCGTTGTCTACTAGCTTGAATGTTGACGAAGCATCTACTACTTTTGCTGGTGTTCTAAACGGCAAGTACAAAGTATATGTTGACCCATATTCAGCAAACCAATCTTCTACTCAGTTCTTCGTAACTGGTTACAAAGGTTCTTCAGCGTTTGATGCTGGCTTGTTCTATTGCCCATACGTTCCATTGCAAATGGTTCGTGCAGTTGACCCATCCAACTTCCAACCTAAAATTGGTTTCAAGACTCGTTACGGCATGGTTGCAAACCCATTCACTAGCTTGTCTTCTGGTACTAACATCTATTACCGTAAGGTTGCTGTTACTAACTTGATGTAATTTGTTATTAAGTTAGAAACCTACGTAAGATAGGTATTTGAAAGGGAGGTCTTCGGATCTCCCTTTTTTTCTTTATAAATACTATTATGACTACAATCTCTCACGTTCCAACAGACATCTCTCCATTATCGCCTAATGGATTCATGTTCAATATTCAGAAATTACCAAACGTAACTTTCTTTTGTCAACAAGTTAATCTACCAGGAATCACTTTGGGTACTCCTGAGTTCATTAACCCATTTGGTACTGCTCCAATTCCAGGAGACAGTTTAACCTATGACACATTACAAGTTCAATTTTTGGTTGATGAAAAGATGGATAATTATCGTGCAATCTATAATTGGATTGTTGCTTTAGGTTTCCCTGAAACTTATGCACAGTATACAACTTTCTTATCTCAGGCTGACGCTTTAACTACTTCAGAACTTGCAAAGAATTTCTCTGATGCAACATTATCCATTCTTGATGGATCTAACAACACTGTTGCAAACTTTTCATTTCATGATATGTTCCCAATGTCTATTGACTCTCTATCCTTTCAATCAACTAGCCAAGACGTGCAATATTTAATAGGTAACGCAACATTCCGTTACGCATACTACAAATTTGTTTGACAATAATATGAGTTTGTAGTATAATGTTTACATTATGGAGGTATTATGACTTTAGAAGAATTGCAAAACTCGTGGGACATTGATTGTCAAATAGATGATAACTATCTTGGCGAAACTGCCACTGCCACACCAAAATTACACGCTAAGTATCTAAGGGTACTTGTCAATATCAAACTCAAACATACTAAGTTTGGTTCTGATTACAACATCCTACGCAAAAATAAATTCCGTCACTATCGTGGAGAACTTTCACGTGATGAATTAGTAGCACTTGGTTGGGAACAATGGCAAGGTGTTAAACCTTTGAAGAATGAGATGGATGAATTTCTTCAAGGAGATAGCGACCTAAATACCATGAGAGTTAAATTAGATTATCTTGAAACGATGATATATTTTCTCGAGTCGGTTCTTGGTCAAATCAAAGCACGTGATTGGCAACTCAAGACTCATGTTGAATGGAAGAAGTTTCTAGCAGGGATGTAATGATTATTAAAATTGAAAAACTTGATGAGGTATTTGTACGTGTGTTTTCTGATGGAAGTGTTGAGCAAGAGATATCAGACTTCTTTACGTATGAATATCCAGGTGCTAGATTCACTCCACAATTTAGAGCAAGACTCTGGGATGGAAAAGTTCGTCTATATGATCAAGTAAGAAAAACTCTTTATGTTGGTCTTGTTAAATACGTTGAAGATTTTGCAGCGAACAATGGTTATCAAGTTGAGTATCTTAATCAAGTTCTGCATACAAATAATATTACCAGCGAATCAGTTCAGTTATTTGCAAAAGCACTTGACCCACATGGTCGTGGTAAACCGATTGAAATTCGTGACTATCAAATAGAAGCAGTAACAACTGCTCTCGCCAAAGAAAGAACTTTGCTTCTTTCACCTACCGCATCTGGTAAATCATTTATCATCTATACAATTATGCGTTGGCACTTGCTTGCTAAACGTAAGTGTATTATTATTGTACCAACTACTTCTTTAGTTGAACAACTCTATACTGACTTTGAAGATTATTCATCTGCCAATAGATGGAGTGTAGATAATCATGTGCAGAAACTTTATAGTGGGTTCACTAAAGATATTACCAAAGATGTTTTAATCACTACTTGGCAATCAGTATACCTACAACCTAAAGCGTGGTTCAAACAATTCAATGTAATCTTTGGTGATGAAGCCCATCAGTTTAAAGCCAAGTCGCTTTCTACAGTTATGGAAAAATTGGTTGATGTGCGTTATAGAATTGGAACAACTGGAACTTTAGATAACAAAAAGATCCATAAGTTAGTTCTTGAGGGTATGTTCGGTCCAGTGCATAGAGTTACTACCACTAAAGCATTGATGGATTCCGAAAGACTTGCTCAACTAAATATTACATGTATTGTTTTGAAATATAATGAAGAGATTCGTAAAGGACGAAAAAACAACACTTACCAAGAAGAAATGGATTGGCTTGTATCTTGTGAACCAAGAAATAAGTTTATTCGAAACTTGGCGACTAATTCATCTGGTAATACGCTGGTACTATTTCAATACGTTGAAAAACACGGCAAAGTCCTGTACGAACTTATTAAGGATAAAGTCCATGAAGACCGAAAAGTATTTTTTGTCTACGGAGGAACTGAGACCATTGATCGTGAATCAATTAGACATATCACTGAGGGAGAATCAGATGCTATCATTGTTGCATCTTTTGGCACATTCTCAACTGGCATTAATATACCTTCGCTTGAGAACATTGTTTTTGCATCACCGTCTAAGAGTAAGATAAGAAACTTACAATCAATCGGTCGTGGGTTACGTTTAAAAGATGGCAAAACTGAATGTAAGTTGTTTGATATATCTGATGATTTGCATTGGAAGTCTTGGAAGAACCACACGTTGAATCATGCAGCAGAGCGTTATAAAACTTACGCTGAAGAACAATTCGAAATTAAACTTGTAGAGGTAAACCTTTGAACGAAGAACACTTTATACTTGTTAAACTAATATCTGGTGAACAAGTAATGGCTATTCTCGAGCAAGAGACAGGGACAGACATTGATATTGTTTTTCCAATGCTAATTAGACTCTTCCCACAATTCGATAGTAATGGTTCAAGAGAACATGTTACTGCAACGCCATTCTCACATTTCGCTGACGATGCGCATCTAACTATTAACAAGAATAGTATTATCTTTGTTAAAAATCTAAACCCTGCAATGGTTCCACATTATCTACGTTTAGTAGCACAGGAAAATGATAGGGTGTTTTTGAATCAAGATAAGCAAGAAAAGACCAAGCTAACTTGGGGTGATACTGCTGCAGGGAACAAACAGATAAATGATAAATTAAAGAAGTTAGCTGAAGCCATCGCTGGCGATTCTACTGAGGAAGAAATCAAAGTTCTTATCGAAGGAAACGATACAGTACATTAAACTCATTTCATCAAACCCAACACTGTTATTTTACATGTGTGTCAAATTTATGTCAAGTATAATTACGCTTGCAAAAATGCAAAGAAGTTTATGAAATTTATTTGACATTATTGCTCGTTTGTAGTATACTTATTGAATCGAGTGTGAAAAGGAAACGTAGTGGCAAATTACATCAACAACGCTGAATTCTTAGCAGCTATCAAAGAATACAAATTAAAAATAAAAGAAGCTGAGGAAGCAGGGTTTCCCAAACCACAGATTCCAAATTACTTGGGTGAGTGCATCTTAAAAATTGCAAATCACCTTTCATATAAACCCAACTTTATTAATTATAGTTACAAGGATGATATGATCCTCGATGGTATCGAGAACTGTATCAATTACTTTGACAACTTTGATCCCGATAAAAGTAGCAACCCATTCGCTTACTTCACTCAAATTATTTACTATGCATTCTTGCGAAGAATCTCCAAAGAAAAGAAACACTCGTATATTAAAAACAAACTAATTCAAGATATGCATTTTGATTCGTTTGATATACAAGAGCATGATGAAGACGGACAGTATCACAATGCTTACATAGATTTTATGCAACAGAATAGTACATTCGATGATTCCTTTATTGCTAAAAAGAAATTAAAAGTTAAAAAGAAAAAATCTAATTTGGATGATTTTATTGAAAGTGATGATGTCGAACCCCCTTCAAGACTTTATTAAGCAAATGCATATTAGTCATTCCTTTGGCGACCTAGCATTTCCAGTACGTAGAAGAAAAAAGAGCAAAGTCTCTAAAAGAACTTTGAAGCATTATACATGGGATGCCTCAGACAATATGTTTAATTTACCAAAATTGATGAAACCAAAAATGATTGATAACGCAAACCCAAATAGCAACCAATTATATCAGCAAGATATGCCACAACAAGATCAAAAGATTTTTCTCGGTGTATCTGATATTGATGATCTAATTACAGCTGAACTTCTTAAGCGTCGTTTCGATACTAATCAAAGAACTATTCATCGTGAAACCACAGTTCTTTGTAATCGTGAACAATGGGCAGATTGGGCAGAAGCAAGATTCCCAAATGATCTGTACATACAAGGTAATTCTTCCAATGGTGTTATTATTGAAGCTGGTACAAACAACTTTAGTAAATTTGATGTGAATTCAAACTCAACTACTGTTCGTTCATTCGGTGATACAGTTTATGCTGATTGCATGATTACTTTAATCGAAGCAAGTTTTGATATTGTGACTTCTCATATCGAATGGGTTTATGGTTCAGATGGCAACTCTGTTAATGTTCCACTGAATCGTGATCGTTTACCTGTTGATGAGATGTACCCATTCCTCAATGGTGAATTGTTAAACGATTACTACGAACGCTATATGGCATCTTCAGCAAATATTCTTTTGTTGATTGGTCCACCAGGAACTGGTAAGACTTCTTTTATCCGTGGTCTACTTGCGCATACAAACTCCTCAGCTATTGTTTCATATGACTCAGCTATTCTTGAGAAAGATGGTTTCTTTGCTCGCTTTATTGAGAGTGATGACAACGTGATGGTTCTTGAAGACAGTGATGCATTCTTAAAGTCACGTAGTGATGGTAACACAATGATGCATCGATTCCTAAACGTGGGTGATGGTCTTGTTACAACTAAAGGTAAGAAGATGATTTTCTCCACAAACCTTCCATCTATTCGTGACGTTGACTCAGCGTTAACTCGACCAGGAAGATGTTTTGATATCCTTACATTCAATCCATTGACTCAAGAACAAGCAGAGAAACTTGCCAAGAAACTTGGAGCAAACATTGGTGACCAGAAAGAATGGTCTGTTGCTGAGATTTTCAATAAACAAACTCACCGACCAAAGGAACGAAAGGTTGGATTCCTATGATTCGTGTAAGAGTAATTCTGGCAGAAGGGCAAATGCTAGAGGGTGAGTTTGAAGACTTTGATGCTCTTACCTTTTGGATTTTGAAGCAGTCTATTAATATTAGAACCATGGAGATTGATGTTGAAAATAGCGATAATAACCGACCAGCATTTTGGTGCGAGGAATGATAGTCAAGCATTCTTAGACTTTCAAGAAAAATTTTATGATAATATTTTCTTTCCTACTTTGGACGATAATAACATTGAATGTGTTCTTGTCCTTGGTGATACTTTTGACAGACGAAAGTATGTAAACTTCTACGCACTTGATCGTGCAAAGACTATGTTCTTCAATAAACTTGAAGAGCGTGGTATAACTGTTCATATGCTGGCAGGTAACCACGATACTTATTTTAAAAATACAAATGAAGTTAACTCTCCTGACTTATTGTTGCGAGAGTATAATAACATAAATGTTATTGATAGCCCAACGAATATAACCATATCTGATACCGAGATATGCATGATGCCTTGGATCTGTCCTGATAATTATGAAGACAGTATTAAAACAATGGCAGACTCTCAAGCTGAAATATGCATGGGGCATTTTGAAATAGCAGGGTTTGCAATGCACCGAGGAATGGAAAGTCATGAAGGATTGGGCAAGAACCTGTTTGAAAAATTTGATATGGTTTTTAGTGGGCATTACCATCATCGTAGCAGTGATAATCATATCTTTTATTTGGGCAATCCCTACGAACTCACATGGCAAGACTATAACGATCCCCGAGGATTCCACTTGTTCGATCTTGACACAAGAGGACTTGAGTTTATTCAGAATCATTATACAATGTTCAAACGGATCGAATACAACGACAAAGAAGTCGAGCCAATCAATTTAGATGAACTTGAATTAAAAGATACGTTTGTGAAGTTAGTTGTTGTCAATAAAACCGACTATTATAAATTTGACAAATTTACACAAAAGCTGTATAATAAAGGTTGTCATGAAATCAAAATTATTGAAGACATGTCAGAGTTTGAAGATGGTGAGATCAGTGAAGAAATTAATCTTGAAGATACTATGAATGTTTTGTCAAATTATGTTGACTCTATTGAAACAGATGTTGATAAAGAAAAGGTAAAGACCTTTATGAAATCTCTTTATACGGAAGCAATTAACTTAGAGGTGGAATAATGCAACAACTAGAGATTCAATATTTCTTTCCATTAACAGAACAAGTTCCACTTGATTTAGATTTTAAACCTTGCGAAGAACACGCTAAAAAGTTACAAGAAGAACGATGGAAAAATTCTGTAACTATGACAGCAGGTATGGGATTGATGGTTGGTAATGGTGGAACTACTTGGACTACTATCTCGAATAACCTTGGATCACCATCCTTTACTATTAATGTAGATGCTATGCCTATTACTGTTATTTCTAAAAAGAAACCCAACTTTATAATGAGATTCATTTATAAGTCTATGGGTATGAAATGGAAGAGTGAATGATCGTATTTAAAAGTATAGAGTGGAAGAATTTTTTATCCACTGGAAACTCAGCAAATAAAGTATTACTAAACAAATCAGCAACTACTTTAATCATTGGTAAGAATGGTGAAGGAAAGAGCACAATCTTAGATGCATTGTGCTTTTCATTGTTTGGGAAACCATTCCGTAGTATCAATAAGAATCAGTTGATTAACAGTATCAATCAAAAGAATTGTTTAACTACTTTAGAGTTTTCTATAGGTTCGAAAGACTATAAAATAGTACGTGGAATAAAGCCGAATATATTTGAAATTTGGTTAGATGGTGTTATGCTCAATCAAGATGCAGCATCTCGTGATTATCAAAAGGTTCTTGAACAACAAATCCTTCGATTAAACTACAAGACCTTTACGCAGGTAGTTATCCTCGGCTCAGCTTCCTTCGTACCTTTCATGCAGTTATCAACTAACCAACGTAGAGATGTTATTGAAGATATTCTTGATATTAGAATTTTCTCTACAATGAATCAACTCTTGAAGGAACACGCACAAGGGACTAAAGATGAAATTACCAGAATCGAATCTCAAATTAGTCAGGCTAAGACTCAAGTCGAAGCGCAGAATACAATCATCAAAGCAATTACCGAAGCAAAAACAACTGCAATCGAAAACATCTTATCAAAAGTTTCTGCTAATACTAATGAAATTCTACAGGCAGAGAGCGAGATCGAATCTATCCTTTCGCAGATCAATACTCTTAAAGCAAGCATCGATGACAAAGACACTATATCTGAAGACATTGACAAAGCCAAGTCCCTCAAGTCCAAATTGCTCCAGAAGATCGAAACTTGCGAGCACCACACAGAGTTTTTTAGCGAACACGATGTTTGTCCATCGTGTAACCAAGATATCGCAGAGGAATACAAAGAGAACATTATCAAAGATCTTAATTCGAAAATGTTGGATAACAACTCAAAGATTGAAGAACTCGAATCCGTACTCACAAATCTCAATGCGTCGCTATCGCAAATTAACAAAGTGGTTGGGCAAATTACCGACAAGAACATTGAGTTATCTACAAGGAACTCTACTGTCACCTTACTCAACAAACAAATCCGTGAACTTGAAGCTGAGACCAAAAGGGTTGAATCTGACACAACTAACATCGATGAAGAGAAGACTAAGTTAAAATCGTTGGCAGAAAATGCTTTACAGAAATTAACTGATAAAGCTGAACTTCATAAAACAAAACAGTTGGAAGAAGTGGCTGCAGTTCTTTTAAAAGATACAGGAATCAAAACTGCTATTATCAAAGAGTATCTTCCTGCCATGAACAAGTTGATCAACAAGTATCTTAACGCAATGGATACTTACATCCACTTTGAACTTGATGAAGCATTCAATGAAAAGATTCGTTCTCGTTTCCGTGATGAGTTTACCTACGCAAGTTTCTCTGAAGGTGAGAAGATGCGTATTGATTTGGCAATTCTCTTTACATGGCGCTCTATTGCAAAGATGAAAAACTCTGTCAATACTAATCTACTTTTACTTGATGAGATTTTTGATTCATCACTAGACACAGCTGGAACTGATTACTTCCTTAGTCTGATGAATACCTTGGGCGATAAATCCAACATCTTTGTTATCTCGCACAAAGGCGACCAACTATTTGATAAGTTTAGGTCGGTTGTAAAATTCGAGAAGAGAAACGACTTCTCTGTAATCGTCTAATAGGTAAAGTGATACCAAACCTCCTAAAGTGATAACCTATTGTTTTAGGGGTTATTTTCTCCATTAGAATCAACGAGTTACAAACCCCTTTACAAATAATCAGAACTCCTGTATAATAGTTTTATTGAATAGGAGAATTGCTTATGTGGGATGATTTTAATGACTTTGAGTTGGCTCAGCTGGCAGGTCAATATGGTATTGAAGACTCTCTGATCTTTGCAGGAGACCTTTCGTTGTTAAATCGCAACGAAATTGAGAGTCTGTTGACTCAAATCGAGTACGATGATGCTTTTTTACTTGACAATAAATCAGAACCAGCGTATAATTGAGTCTTGAGAATAGGAAATATATAATGAAAATGAACTTGAGAACTAATGCAGTCGATCTGTCAGCCAAGTTGCTGGCTACCGAAAACCTTAGTGTGCGTCGTGCAAGAACACGTACCGCATCCTTTGATATCAAATCCCGTGTACTAACCATTCCTATGTGGAAAGAAATGACTCCTGAAATTGAGGGGATGTTGGTTGGTCACGAAGTGGGTCATGCTTTGTATACTGGTGATGAGTATACAGTTCCTATCCGTGAAAATCCAAAAATGATGTCGTACCTCAACGTGCTTGAGGATGTACGCATCGAGAAACTCCTTAAACGTAAATATCCTGGTATCCGTAAAACGATGCTCGAGGGTTATCGTCAACTTAATGAACGTGACTTCTTTGGTGTTGCAAACTCACACCTAAGAACCATGAACCTAATTGATCGTATCAATTTATATTTCAAAGCAGGATTTTCTTGTGGTGTAACATTCACCTCTGAAGAAAAACCCTTTGTTGTTCGTGCTGAGAAAACCGAACTTATTGAAGATGTAATTCAGTTGGCTCATGATATCTACGGATACTCAATGGAGCAAGCACGTAAACGTATTGAGATGATGGGTGATGAAGAAGAAATAGAAGATGAAGTTGACGAAAACGATCCTGACGACAATTATGAATACGAAGATTCTGATGACCTAGATGATGAAGATGACGATGGTGATTTTGATGATCGCACTGAAGACGAGAAAGCTGAAGATCAAAACAGTGACATCGAAAATGGTAAGCCACCTAGTTCTGGACCAAAACAAAATCCTGAAGAAAAGAAACAAGAACAAATTGACAAAGAGTTGGAATCAATAACCGACAAGACTCTTGAAGAAAATCTTGCGCAACTTGCCGATGATTCTACTGAGTACATGTATCATACTCTTGATTCAAGATTTATGATTGATCCTATTGTTCCTTACAAAACAATTTTATCTGACGTAGCTGAGAATTATGTACGTTGTGAACTTCCAGTTAAACCGATTGACTCATTTAACAGCGATGCAAGTCGTATTGTGAGTTATCTCAATAAAGAATTTGAGATGAAGAAGTCTGCCACGATGTATAAACGTGCCACTACTTCAAAGATCGGTTCTTTGGATATGAAGAAAGTTTGGTCTTACAAGTTAAATAATGACTTGTTCAAACGAGTTACATCTTTCCCACAAGGTAAGAATCACGGTATGGTTATGCTTGTTGATTGGTCAGGTTCAATGGACATGTCTTTGGAAGATACCGTAAAACAGTTTATTACTTTGGCTATGTTCTGCCGTCGTGCTCAAATTCCTTATCGTGTATTTTTGTTTAGCAGTCAATATGATATCGGATTGACCACAATGGATATGCGTGAAAAAATGAATTTGCGTTATAGGGAATTGGCTGATACCAGTACGCTGAATAACTGTATGACTAATATGGCTTTGTTGGAAGTGTTTCATGATAAAATGACAAACATGGAATTCAATAATATGTGCAAGTATTTGATTGACATTAACATGTTCAGACATTCCAAGCATGGTGAATATCACACTGGTGGGACACCACTTAATGAAGCACTATCATATATGGTTGAGTTTATTCCAAAATTCAAGAAGCAATATAACATTGAAAAAATGTCCTTTATTACTTTAACCGATGGTGAGGGTGGTGCATTATATCCAACTGCTCATTATGGTATGGAAGATACAAGACGTGAAGACTGTCCTACTCCTGAAGCACCTCATGCATCACGTAGGATTAATCTAAAACACTTTTTACAAGATCCTATTACAAAGAAAGCGTATCCTATTCAACGCAATGGCTCTGTGCAAACTAATGCTATTTTGCAAATGATTAAAGATCGTTATCAAGTAAACACTGTTGGGTTTTATATTGTGCCAAATACACGTCGTTACTTATCCAGTGCAGTTAGATCAAATCTGCCATTATTTACAGGTAGCGATTATGCTATGATTGAAGAATGGCGTAAAGAGTTTCGTGCAAATGGGTTTGCATCGGTCAAGAATGCTGGTCGTGATGACTTGTTTATCATACCGCAGAATCGTATGACTATTGCAGACGAAGAATTGGAGATCGCTCAGAAGCAAACTGCAAAGCAGATTGCAAAGACGTTTACCAAGCATATGACTGGAAAGAAGACCAGCCGAGTCCTCCTAAACCAGTTCATAGGGATCGTTGCGTAATTGCAACGACTTGAAGAAAGTGCTTTACAATAATTCAGCTTTAGGGTATAATAGTTATTGTAGAGTGGTGATTCGTTATTTTTATTATGAAAGAAAGTGAGATTTTAGATGGCTAAGATTACAGAAGAACAGAAACAGGTTTTTGAAGGTAAACTCTTCACGATGTTTCCAGATGCAAAAACTAAAGGTGAAGTAACACGTGCGCAGTTGCTTGAGGTACGTGAGAAACATAAAATTGATTATCACCCATTGTGGCTGATGAAGACACCTATCGGTCGTGGTTTATACGCACTTGATGGTGGCAAGGCTCAAACAGTGGTAGTAGGAAATACTGTCCGTAAAGTAGAACAGAAACAAATGGAATCATTTACCGTAGACTATTCAAATACAAAATCATTGATCCCTCAGAAAGATCCTAACTTTGTTCCATTTGGTAACTACACCGATCTAGACAGCATTATCAAAGCAGGTATTTTTTACCCTGCATATGTCAGTGGACCGACAGGTAATGGCAAGTCTACTATGATTGAACAGATTTTTGCCAAACACAAACGTCCACTAATTCGTGTTAACCTTAACATGATGACTGACGAAGAACAACTTATCGGCTCCAAAACATTGGCAGATGGTAACGTAGAAATTATTGAAGGACCAGTTCTTATCGCTATGCGTACTGGCTGTGGTTTGTTGCTTGACGAGATTGACGCTGGTGCTGCAAATACTTTGCTTTGCTTGCAACCAATTCTTGAGGGTAAACCTTATTACTTCAAACTCAAGAACGAAGTTATTATTCCCAAAGAAGGATTTAATATCTTTGCAACTGCAAACACTAAAGGTAAGGGTAGCGATGATGGTCGTTACATTGGTACCAACGTACTCAACGAAGCATTCTTGGAGCGATTCGCTGTTACGTTTGAGCAAGATTATCCAAACGCTAAGATTGAGAATAAGATTATTCAGAACCTAATGCAAACATACAACTGTTTAAATGTTGAGTTTGCAGATAACCTTGTGAGGTGGGCTGAAGCAATTCGTCGCACCTTCGAGGATGGTGGTGTGGACGAGACGATTACAACACGTCGTATGATCCATATCGTTCGGGCATTTGCAATCTTCAAGGAAGAGAAGAAAGCTGTGGAACTTTGCTGTAATCGTTTCGACATTGCAACTAAGACTGCATTCTTAGACCTCTTTGAGAAAGTCTGCAATCCTGCTCCTGAAGTTGTTGTAGCTGAGGAACCACCTATTGCAAACCCTGCAACAGATGAAGTTCCATTTTAATTTGACATTTAACCAAAACTGTAGTATAATACTATTATTGACTTGAAAGAGAAACTTATTATGAAAACCCAAAACACTGTAACAGTGAAAGCATTTGCTGATTTATCCAAAGCCCAGAAAGCATTCTGTGTCCGTATCCTCGATGTATGCCCTGAGTATGCATCTGAAGCGAACTTGACTTGGAAGCAACTGTTGGCTGGATACTTTATGTTGAAAGAACAACGTAGCACTACTAATGAGAAACTTGGTTTCCCAATGTGGCTACAGAAAACCCAGATCGTTGGACGTGGCACATATCAAATGCCATGGCCATCGGCAGAAGAACTTGCTGTGTATCATGCACAGAAGTCCACTCCTGTCGTAAAAGTTGCTAAGGTTAAACAACCTAAAGCAAAAGTATCGGCTCGTCTGCAAAAGATTGTTGATCAATCCCCTGTGCATGACGCTGATGTGGAAGACTTTAATGCCATCTTGAAAGAGAACGGTATTACTGTCTGACTTTGTGGGAGGATGGCTTTGCCATCGCTATCCTCCCTTTTTTAATGATGGTATATTATGGAGTTATTACAACATGTCTAAACAAGACCTTCTATTGAAGCACCTACAAGCTGGTAAAGCATTTACAGCAAAGCAGATCTCTGCATCTTTTGGTATTGCACAACCTGCAAGCACCATCCGTAACTTGCGTGAGCAAGGCTACTGTGTTTACTCAAACACCACAACTTTGTCCACTGGTAAAGTTGCAACTAAGTATCGCATCGGTAAACCTAGCAAGCGTATGCTGGCTATCGCTTACAGCGTTGCTGGTACTGACGTATTTGTACGTGCTTAATTGAGTTCACATCTGGATATTCTTAGCAGTATCCAGATGTTTTTTATTATGGAGATTTGATGGCATCGAAAGACGCAGTTAAAAAGTCCCAAACAGCTACGACTGGTGGGCGAAAATTTGATGGTAACAAACTTCAATATGGTTTGTTACCTCCACTTGCTTTAAAAGCAACTGTGGAAATTCTGACATTTGGTGCGGAGAAATACGAACCAGATAATTGGAAGTTTGTTCCTGACTCAAAACGCAGATACTTTGACGCAATGCAAAGACATCTTTGGGCATGGAAAGAGGGAGAGCAAAACGATCCCGAAACTGATAAGAATCACTTGGCACATGCAATGTGTTGCCTAATGTTTCTGTATGAACATGATGTTAAATATAGTTTGGAGAAATAATGTTTAAAGAAATCTCTGCAATTCTTCTAGGATGGGTTGCCCTTATTGTAGTTGGTATGTTTGGTAGTTTCTATGCTTACCAATACTTTGCTCCGAAATATCGAGCAGTGGATAATCAAGTATTCAAACAAAGCGAACAGTACAATGATGGTATGATTCGTGATCTAGAAAATCTACAGCTTGAGTATATTAATGCAGATAAAGACCACAAAGATGCGCTTCGTGCTATCGTTCTTCATCGGTTCTCTGTTTATCCAGAAGATAAGATGCCACCAAACCTTCGTAATTTTTATATCTCTTTGAAAGCTGGTCATTAAATGAAAAAACTATTATTGGTATTACCTCTTATTGCTGTGTTATCTGCTTGCGACGATCGTCCAAATAGTCGTCAAATTGAAGCTGCCAAGCAAGAAGAAATGCAACTACAAGCAGTTCAACAAGTTGGCATGCCAGCCATTGTTAACTTTGCCGAGAAGCGTATGTTCAAAGACATCCTTGAGTTGCGAGATAAGAATGTTCCCACTACAACTTACTTGGTTGGTATGAATAATCAATTGACTAAGGTATGTGACTCTATTGGCTACGGCTTGCCTTATGCTACACAATATACAAATCCACAGATGCGTGTTGGTAGTCAGAATGGTGTAGTAACTTTACCTCAAGCAGATCCAAATGGATTGTACAGCCCAGCTTCGGCTGATGGCACTTGGGTTCTTTGTGTTGACCACAAAGATGGTAAAGCAAAACCTATTTACATTGAGCCACGTATTCTCGTGAGCCCATTTGCTTTACAGTAAAAATAAACTTGACAGATATACGGTTGTGATGTATAATCTATTATGTATTTAAAATGGAGAAATAAATGAAATTAAGTAAAGAAACAGTAGCAGTAATTAAGAACTTTGCTGGTATCAACAGCAATCTACTTTTGAAGACTGGTAATAAACTTGCCACGATCTCTGGTCAAAAGAACGTAATGGCTGACGCCACTGTGGCAGAAACATTCCCTGACTTTGGTATCTATGATCTCAATGAGTTTCTCGGTGCGATGTCCGTATTTGAAGATCCTGATTTGGAATTTAGTGAGAAGTATGTAACAATCAAATCTGGCGGACGTAGTATTAAATATTTTGCTGCTGCAGCAGAAGTGTTGACTGCTCCATCCAAGGCGATTACATTCCCTGAAGCAGAAGTAAACTTCAGCATTACTGGAGAACAGTTGGACTTTATTCGTAAGACAGCTGGAGTATTGAGTAGCGAAGACGTATCTATTGTTGGTAATGGTTCTTCCATTGTTGTTAAGGTGGGTAATAAATCTAACGCAACATCAAATACTTTTGACGAGTCTGTAGGAACAACTGATAAAAACTTCAAAGTTAATTTGAAAGTAGAGAACCTAAAGATGCTTCCAGGTGATTATGCTGTAAGTATTTCTAGCAAGAAGATCTCTCGCTTTAAAGGTAATGGCGATTTGGTTTACTACGTAGCAGTTGAAGCAGATTCTACATTTGAATGAAAAGAACTGATTGCTTTGTAACTCCAGTTTGGGTTGTTGATAATTTACCCATCGACAACTCAACACTAATTGACCATGCACATCTTCTACGCCACAAGAATCCTGAGAAACGTAATCCCGAAGCATATCAAACTATAAATGTATTGAAGTGGAAAAGTTACGATCTAGGAACAGTTGAAATACTTGCTGTGCCTGAATTAAAAAAGTTAATTGAATTGGTTTATACTTACGCAATCATGTGTTTTGCTGAGATGAATCCCAGAGAAAATGCTAAACTTGAATTACAAGATATATGGTATAACATTTATGATATTGGTGTTGATTTAGAATCTCACGTACATCCTGGAAATTGTATATCAGCGACTTATTATATTAAAGCGCAAGATAAATGTGGAGACTTTGGGATAGCAACTACTGATAGATCTATTTCCTATCAGTATAGTCCGAAGTTCTTTAAAGACAGAAATGAACTTACAAGTGTTAAGCAATTTTTTAAAGCTGTACCAAATTCGTTAATTATTATTCCTTCCAATGTTATGCATTGGGTCACTCCCAATAAGTCTAATGAAGAACGAATTTCAATATCATTTAATTTTAAAGTAACAGGTGATAACAAGTTTCCACCTAACCATAGATTATTTAAACAGTAACTTTGAAAGTATATTATGATTGATTCACGTGATAACCATTTTTTGTGGGTAGAGAAGTATCGCCCACAAACTATTGATGAGTGTGTGCTACCTGAAGCACTGAAGAAAACATTCAAAGATTATATTGCACAAGGTAACTTACCCACATTCCTGTTTACAGGAACTGCTGGTGTAGGTAAAACTACTGTGGCAAAGGCATTATGCCAAGAAGTTGGTGCAGACTTTATTATGATTAACGGATCTGAGGAAGGTCGTTCAATCGATACTCTCAGAACTACAATCAAGAACTTTGCATCAACTATCTCATTGACTGATTCGAAGAAAGTTGTAATCATTGACGAAGCAGACTATATGAATGCGGATTCAATTCAACCTGCTCTCCGAGCATTTATCGAGCAGTTCTCAAGCAACTGTTCTTTTATCTTTACTTGTAATTTTAAAAACCGAATCATTGAACCACTCCACAGTCGATGCGCTGTTGTAGAGTTTAAGATTGACTCTGCACAGAAACAAGAGATTGCTGCGACATTCTTTAAGCGTGTTGTTCAAATTCTAAAACAAGAGAACATTGAGTTTGATTCTAAAGTAGTGGCAGAACTTATTACTAAATACTTTCCTGACTACCGTAGGATTCTAAATGAACTACAAAGGTATTCTGTCTCTGGTAAAATTGATACAGGTATTCTTTTAAATGCAAGTGCTGAATCTTACAAACAACTTATCAAAGACTTAAAGGATAAAAACTTTTTGGCTGTTCGTTCATGGGCAGGTAAGAATGCAGAGCATGGTGCAGCACCTTTGTTCAAAGAACTTTATGATAATGCTATTCAGTATATGGAACCTACCACGATTCCACAACTTGTTTTAGTATTGGCAGACTATCAATATAAAGCAGCATTCGTAGCTGACCAAGAGATAAATATTATGGCAGCATTAACAGAGGTAATGGCTAACTGTAAATTTAAAAATGTCTGAGTTTCTTTACATACTTTTTATTTGGGTTTTTGGTTTCATCGCAGGTTGGATGGGACGAGAGAAACACGCAATCAACCAAGTTAGAAAGATGCGAGAAAGTGGACTAGTTCCTGAAGTTGTTACTGCTGAATATTTGGAACAACAAGACTTTATTCCAATTATGATTGAGCATGATAAGGGTATGTTTTTTGTTTATAATATAAAAGACAAATCGTTCATGGCGCAAGGTAGAACTAAACAAGAACTGGAAAAGAATCTTGCAAAGAATTTCCCAGACAAGAAATTTGCAGCCTTACCTCAAAACTTGAAAGAAGTAGGTTTTGATAATGACACCATTTGATTTTATAAAGGCAATTAATACCACCAAAGAAAACTTATTTGTAGACCCTCAAGCCAAGAAGGACTACAATGCATGGATGGTTAATCGAGGATTGTCTCAATTCTCAGATACCGTTATGCATGCTAATGAGATGAATTTCCACTACACCATTCCAAAAGAATGGCAATTTTCATTTTTGCTAAATAGTATACCCAAGAAGAATCGTTTCAGTAAGTGGGCTAAAAAAGAAGCCAGTACTGACGATATGAAATTGGTCATGGAATATTATAACTATTCTAGAGAAAAAGCAAGGCAAGTTTTAACAATTTTGCCAAATGAACAATTGAATATGATAAAAGAAAAATTATATAAAGGTGGAAAATCATGACTATTGAAATGGTATATTATGATTGGACTCCTGAGTCAATGCTTGAAGTGACGTTACATGAACCAGATAACTTCTTAAAGGTTCGTGAAACATTAACTCGAATCGGTATTGCATCCAGGAAAGAAAACAAACTATATCAATCTTGCCATATACTACATAAGCAAGGTAGGTACTTTATCGTTCACTTCAAAGAACTATTTGCGTTGGACGGTAAAGAATCGAATATCACTGCAGGTGATATTGAGCGTAGAAATGCAATCGCAGGTTTGCTGCAGGATTGGGATCTAGTGAAGATCCTAAATAATACGCAAGCAGATCAGAAAGCATCTCTGTCGCAAATTAAGGTAGTCTCTTTTAAAGAGAAAAACGAATGGGAACTTGTTCCCAAATACAACATAGGAAAGAAACTGAAATGATTAAAATTGAACTGAGTATTGATGAATGTAATATGATTCTTCGTGTATTGGGTAAGCATCCATTTGAAGAAGTTGTATCTGTTATTAACAAAATTAAAGAGCAAGGCGAACCGCAAGTCGAAGCGATTGTGAAAGCCCAGCAAGCAGAAGCAGCAACTACTGAAGCTGTTGCAACTACTGAAGCTGTTGCAACTACTGAAGCTGTTGTAGCTGCATAAAGAATTCACCTTAGGACCACTAAGTTACGAATCGTTGGTAAAGCTGTCAGTACGTTAAGCTGTCGCTGGAACCAGTAACCAGCATTAACCGACATGCCTTCGGGGTGTCAAATTTATAACTCGCTTAATAGGAGAAACACATGACTGATTTCAATATCGGTAAAATCGCATTTGGTCCATCGTTCAAGGACTTCGACAAATTCTTTGTCGGTTTTGAAGATTCTGCAAAGCAATTCCAAGCATTGCATGACGATCTTACAAAAAACATTCCCAACTATCCACCATACAACATTCGTAAGAATGATGAAAACTCGTACACAATCGAAGTAGCAGTAGCTGGTTTCGGTGAGTCTGAGATTGATGTAACCATTGATGGTGGCAAGTTGATTGTTAAGGGTAATGTTGATGCAGCCACTGATGCTCTAGAAGATAACTTCTTGTTCAAAGGTATCGCTACTCGTGCATTTACTCGTGCTTTTGCTATCGATGATCATATCGAAGTGAAGAATGCAGAACTATTCAATGGTATGCTTAAGATTGCTTTGGAGCGTATGGTTCCAGAAAATCAGAAACCAAAGAAAGTTCCAGTAAAGACTGCTGGTAAAAAAGAATTCTTGACTGAGGCAGAATAACATGACTAACATTTTAAAATCCATTAAGGGATTTGTTATGGAAGTTATTGAATGCATCCAAGAAGCAAAGAAGCTACAAGCACAGGAGCACACAAAATGGCATTCCTGAAATTGATTAGTAAATTATTTCCAAAACAACAATCATCTCTTGAACAATTTATCGTAAGTAAACGACCACTCAATGCAGCAGATGTAGAGCATTGGACTCGTAGATATTACGAAGGTCAAGCAAGGGGATTATAATGTGTAATTGGATTCCAATGACCGATGATGATTGGGATTGGGTAAACGGTAAAACACCAGCACCTAAACCAACCAAGTAATCGTAGCAAATAGGGGGACTTTCGGGTTCCCCTAAATATTTGTTATGATGAAAAGTAAGATATCCAAAGATTTGATTTCCTTCGTCACGATTCGTCGTGGGAACTGGATCATGAAAATTTCTGTATATCGAACTAAAGAAGTATTAGTATTGGCTCAACATTATTTTGAGATTGAACGATTCATTGTGAATCAATTTACAAACCAAGAAGAAGCAGCAGCGTTTCTTGATATGCTAGCAAGCGAGGATTAATATGACAGTAAGAGTATTTAAATTAGTAACAGGCGAACAACTCATTAGCAAGACAACTGATACAAGCGAAGGTTATAAGTTAGATAAACCTGCAGAGATTCAACTACAACAAACTGACAAAGGTGTTGGTGTTGGAATCGCTCCATATATGCCATACGCCAGTGGTGATGTACTACTTCATCGAACAGCAATTGTTTCGGAGGGACTGCCCGAAGTCCACATGGAGAACGAATATAGTAGGATCTTTGGCTCAGGGATTCAGCTGACTACCGTAAACTCCCTAACCCGATAACCAAATAACCCTACCCCGAGTAGGGTTTTTTTACGTCCAGAAACCCGCAAACCAACCTGAATCCGTCCGATTCTGACTCTCCAGAACGTCCTTGGAGGAGTTTGCAGTCACAGGGGTAGCCAAACCCTTACCCTACCCTCCCAGAGACCCCTAGATCGTTGCAAAAAAGCAACGAAATAACCCTACGCCAAGTAAGGGATTGAAAATAGTTCTTTACAATAATTCACTTTTCAGGCATAATAGTTATTATGATGATGAGAAAAGGAACTAAAATGATAGTCGTGAAAACAAAAAGTCAGCTACGTGCTGAAACTGAAAAGCAGTTGAAGTCATTCCTCCGTAAAGGTGGTTCGATTGAAGTTGTTAAGGCTCGCAAAGCACCGAAGCAAACTATGACCTGCAAAAATTCTCGTGGGTTTGTTGTTGGAACTTCGGGTTTCGCAAACGGTATGCCGAAGAAGTCTACTTTTAGTTTAGCTTAATTTTAGGAGATCATAAATGTCTGAATTCAAATCTTGGGAAGAAATGACTGCGTTGGAACAAGCCCAGTGTACTTACTCTGATTTTCATAAAGATGCTTATGGGTTTCGTCCACGCAATGACATCAGTACTTGGACACTTGAAGACTTCGACAAGGAGTTCGCTGTGTTTGCTCGTGTGTGTGAAGAAAATCGCATCCAAGAAGAAGCAGCAGAAGCTGAAGCAATTGTTCGCTTTGAGGATCGTGTAACTAATCTTATGCACACTGGAACTAATCGTGAACGTGTTATTGCTTGGCTTATGGATGCTGAGGGTGTCAATGGCGACTTCGAGTATTTCTGTTTCACGCAGGGTCTGCCTTATCGTTACTTCAAAGAAATGGAAGTAGCGTGAGAGTCTTTCAAGAAACAACTGACTGGAAAGAGCACAATGCTCCTAACCATATCTATTATACAAGTGATGGTAAAAGTAAAATCTACGCATTTTATAATACAATAACAGGTAAGGTTACAAAATTTAAAAACCCAATACGTTGGGATATGCGATATAGAACATTTAAGGAATTGAAACACAAATGAATATCAATACTTTTCTCGAGAGTCTTGCGAATAACAATTCTCGCAATTTCAAAATTGAACAATTAAACGCAAATAGCAATAACGAAACTCTGCGTGAAGTTGTTCGCTTGGCTCTCGATCCTTTTACACAGTTTTACATCCGTAAGATCCCTGCGTATACACAAACGATGAAAATAGATTTTATGACATTGCCAGAAGCAATGAATCAACTATTTACTTTATCTTCTAGATCACTTACTGGTAACGCTGGTATCAGTCATCTTAAATTCATTTTAGAGTCTTGCTCAGCAGATGATGCTAAGGTTATTGAACGAATCATCGCAAAAGATTTAAAATGTGGGGTTGATACATCAACTGCCAATAAAGTTTGGATGGGATTGATCCCAGAATATCCTTGCATGCTTTGCTCACCATTTGAACAGAAGTTAGTGGATAAAATTAAATTCCCTGCTTATGCTCAAATGAAGATGGACGGTATGCGATTCAACGCAATCGTTCGTGATGGTAAGTGTGAATTTAGGAGTAGAAATGGCAAAGAAATTTTATTACTTGGCAATTTGGAGCAAGAGTTTATTTCTCTTGCTGGTATTGTTGATTGTGTTTTTGATGGTGAACTACTTGTAATGGATGACGACAGTTGTCAGTTTATGGATCGTCAAACTGGTAATGGTATCCTCAATAAAGCAAATAAGGGAACTATCTCAGCTGTAGATGCAGCAAAGGTTCATGCTTCTGTTTGGGATAGGATTCCTTATGTTATGTTTGAGACTGGCTATTGCGCAACTCCATACTCAACAAGGTTCTCAGTTCTTGAGAAGATTGTAAATGAACAACCAGCTAAAGGAAAAAAGATCTGGGCTGTGACTTCAACTATTGTTGAAACCTTGGATCAGGCTCAAGAAATTTTCCAAGATTATTTGTCTTCAGGTTACGAAGGTATCATCCTTAAAGATGGTAATGGAGTCTGGGAAGATAAACGTAGCAAGACTCAGATCAAATTCAAGGGAGAACTTGAGTGTGATCTAAAGATTGTTGCAGTGGAAGAAGGTAAAGGTAAGGCTGCAGGAATGCTTGGTGCAATTGTTTGTGAATCTGCCGATGGAGTTGTAAAGGTTTCTGTTGGTTCTGGTTTCAATGATTTGCAACGCAAGAATTACTGGGCTGAAAATTTAGTTGACAGAATAGTAGCTATCAAGTATAATAGTAGAATAAAGAATAAACAAGGTGAAGATAGTTTATTCCTTCCAGTTTTTATTGAACTTCGTGATGATAAAGATATTGCAGATAATTCAAAGGATATAAAATGAAAGTAGCAATCAATACATGTTTCGGTGGATTTGGTATTTCAAATGATGCATTTGAAATACTATTAACACGCAAGGGTATCGCTTTTGAAAAAGCAGAAGCGAAATTTAAAATTGGTAATGACCACTTTGACTATTACCACGCTGGTCATGCAGGTAGCGATGACCATTATATTGACACGTATTCCTTTTATGAAGATCGTTCGGATCCAGATTTGATCGCAGTCATTGAAGAGATGGGTGAAGAATCATGGGGCTGGGCTGCAGAGTTAAAGATTATTGAAGTACCTGATGATATCAAGTGGCACATCGATGAGTATGATGGTCGTGAACATGTAGCAGAAGATCATAGGACTTGGTATTAATTATGAATAGAAAACTAGACGAAGCACTCTGTGCAAAGTATCCGCTAATCTTTAAAGATCGCAATGAGAATATGATGCACACAGCCATGTGCTGGGGTTTCTCACATGGTGATGGTTGGTATAATATCATTGATACTCTTTGTGGTTTATTGACAAGCGATTATCGTAGCGCAAAAAGTCGTTATGAACATCTTGTAGAAATTGGTGTTGGTAATGTTCTTTATGGAACAAAAACAGTAACGCAAGAAGCGATTGACGAAGCCAAAGTAAAATTAGATGAAGAATCAACTAAGGTTCCAGTTGCTGTTCAAGTAAAAGAAAAGTTTGGTGGGCTGCGTTTCTATGTGCAAGCAGCAACAGATAAACACTATAACTACATTAATTTCGCAGAGTCAATGAGTTATCGTACTTGCGAACAATGCGGTGCTCCAGGTAAAACTTATACTGATGGTTGGCATCGTACTTTGTGCGATATCCACGCAGAGATGGCTGGCAAAACTGAAGAATATGAGTATGAGGAGAATGAATAATGTTTTACGGTAAAGATATGGTTGAAGAAAACTTTGACATTCTCCTAAAGAAATTGGGAGAACAAGAATTGTTTCTATTTGAACCAATGCCAAATTATAAAAATGGTGAACGATGGACTGATGAATTTCGTATTCGTGATGGTCATACTAAACTCGCTGATGGTTCTTGGGTAACTATTATTAAAGTAACTACATGGGTTGAAAAACTCAAGAAAGATACTGTAGAGTTGTATGAACAAAATCAAAAACGATATGGTGAGATTGAGTTGTTGAAACAACAACGATATGAAATGGAATATGGATTGCGAGTTGCTGAAAAAGCATTGAAAAACTCGCTGGCTTTAACTAAGGAGATGATTAATGAGTAAGTATGTTTTGGTTGACGCATTAATTCAATATCGCATGCGTTATATAATTGAAGTACCTGATAACCATAACGATGGTGAGTATCCTTGTACTGCTGAACAGTGGGCAGCTGATACAGTTACGTCAGAAGAATACGTTGAGTTTTCTCAACTGTATCTTGGAGAAACAATTCTAAGCACTCGTGAGATTGCCAAGGAAGAAATTATTCCACTATGCGATCAAGATAATGAATACCTTAGTACATGGACTGATGAACAGAAAATGAATTTAGTAACACCGATTGGTTATAAAGGCGACTAACTTGTTTATTCTTGATATTGAAACTCTGGGTATTGAATCAGATTGTGCCATCTTATCGGTGGCACTAATTCATTTTGAACCAGCAAACCAACCTACCTACAAAGATCTACTTGATGAAGCATGCTTTGTTAAGTTAAATGCCAAAGATCAAGTAGACAGGTTGCATAGAACTGTATGTCAAGATACACTTGAATGGTGGAAGAAAATCCATCCATATATTCGTCAAGTTAGTTTTGATCGCTCACCAGATGATTTACTTGCAGAAGATGGCATTGCAATCCTTAAGAAATATATTGCAAAGTATCCAGACTCTGACAAGAAAACTTTCTGGACACGTGGTTCGTTGGATCAAATGGCAATGGATTCGTTATGTGTTAAACTTGACATAAAACCCCTAGCAGGGTATAATATGTATAGGGATGTGAGAACAGCCATTGATTGTTTCAGTGGTTCGACTAATGGCTACTGCGCTGTAGACCATCCAACATTCCAAAGAGCAGAGGTTATCAAACATCACCCTGTTCATGATTGTGCTCTCGATGCTATGATGTTAATGTACTGGAAAGAAAATTAATGCAATTTTATACTCATGTATTTCCTTGGGGCAACAAAATGCTGGTCAGGGGATATGAGAATGATAGACCCTTTAGCAGAAAAATAGATTTCTTCCCAACTCTTTATGTAACATCAAATAAAGAAAGTAAGTGGAGAACACTTGACGGACAAGTTGTTGATGAGATTAAGCCAGGAACCATTAAAGAAACACGTGAATTCGTGGATCGATATAAAGAGGTTGCTGGCTTTCAAGTTTATGGCAACACTAATTATGTTCACCAATACATCAGTGACACATATGAAAGTGATATTCGTTTTGACATGGAGAAGATTAAAGTCTTCACTATCGATATCGAAACTGCAGTTGAAGATGGGTTTCCTGATGTAAGACGTGCCAGCGAAGAAGTTCTTCTCATCACAATTAAAGACAGTCAATCTAAACAGATCGCTACCTTTGGTACACGATCGTTTGAAAACAACAACAAACAAGTCACCTATGTTCAGTGTAATAATGAACAACATATGCTCAAGGAGTTTATGATTTGGTGGCAACAGAATTATCCTGATGTTATCACAGGTTGGAACACAGGGTTCTTTGATATTCCATATCTACTTAAACGTATTACCAATGAACTTGGTGAAACAATCGCATCTAAGTTTTCTCCATGGGGTATTATCAATGAACGTAAGATTTTTGTTATGGGTAAGGAAGAAACATCATATGATGTTCAAGGTATCTCACAACTTGATTACCTAGATCTGTATAAGAAGTTTACTTATCAGAAACAAGAATCATATCGTCTTGACTTTATCGCAAGTGAAGAACTTGGCGATGCCAAGAAAGAAAATCCAGGTGATTCTTTCAAAGAGTTTTATACCAATCACTGGCAAAAGTTTGTTGAGTACAACATTCATGACGTAGAGTTGGTTGATAAACTTGAAGACAAGATGCGTCTGATTGAACTTTGTTTGACTATGGCGTATAATGCCAAGATCAATTATGAAGATGTGTTCTCTCAAGTACGTATGTGGGATGCTATTGCTTACAATCATTTGCGTAAGAAGAAGATTGCTATTCCGCATAACAATCGTTCCAGCAAAGCAGAAGCATTTGAAGGTGCGTTCGTTAAGGATCCTATCGTTGGTCTACATAAGTGGGTTGCTTCGTTTGACTTGAACTCATTGTATCCTCACTTGATTATGCAGTATAACATTTCACCAGAGACATTGACATCTGAAAAGATTCCTTGTAATGTTGAGAAACTTTTAAAGCAAGAAATTGATACCACGTATGTTAAGCAACGTGACCTTGCGCTGACTGCAAATGGTTGGACATATACTAAAGAATACAAAGGGTTCTTACCTGAACTCATGGAGAAGATGTATACAGACCGAAGCAAATTCAAGAAGCAGATGTTAAAAGCTGAACAGGAATATCAGAATGATAAATCCAAGAAACACTTACTCAAAGATATCTCTCGCCTGAACAACCTTCAGATGGCAATGAAGATTGCTTTGAACTCAGCTTATGGTGCATTGGGTAATCAGTATTTCCGATACTTTGATATCCGTATGGCTGAAGGTATTACTACGTCAGGTCAACTGTCTATTCGTTGGATGGCTAACGAGTTTAATCGTTACATGAATAAAGCATTGAAGACAGAAGGTAAAGACTTTGTTATTGCCATCGATACAGATTCGATTTATCTAACACTTGAAGAACTTGTTGAAAGAACTTGCGAAGGTAAGACTGACGAACAAAAGATCAAGTATATGGATAAAGTTTGTGAAGATATCTTCCAACCTTTTATTGATCAAACATATCAAAAATTAGCAGACTATATGAATGCGTATAGTCAAAAGATGCAAATGAAACGTGAGGTACTTGCAGATAAAGCAATCTGGACTGCTAAGAAACGATACATATTAAACGTACACAATTCTGAAGGAGTACAGTATGCGCAACCTAAACTCAAAGTTATGGGCTTGGAGATGGTCAAGTCGAGTACACCTGCTGTTATTCGCAACAAACTTAAAGATTCGATACAAGTTATTCTGCAGGGCAGCGAGACAGCACTTCAAGCGTACATAATGAAATTCCGTGAGGAGTTTAACAAACTTCCACTGGAGGACATTGCTTTCCCACGTGGTGTGAACAATCTAAAACAATATACAGGTTCTCCCATCTACACAAAGGGAACACCGATTCATGTAAGAGGTTCATTACTTTACAATCATCACATCAAACGTATGGGATTGGAAAAGAAGTATGAGCCAATTAAAGAAGGTGAGAAGATTCGATTTGTATATGTCAAGAAACCAAACCCATTTAATGAAGATGTGATTGCATTCCCGCAAGCATTGCCAAAAGAATTTGGTCTGCATGAATTTATTGATTATGATTTGCAATTTGAAAAGACTTTCTTAGATGCTGTTCAGATTGTTATTAAATCATTGGGATGGAACGTAGAACATAAAGCATCATTGGAGGATTTCTTTGGATAATATTAAAGTAATTCGCACAGGACTTAACGTCACAAAAATACTTTCACAACTCAAACAGTATAAATCTGATTGGGGTGCTGAGACAAAGATTGATGGAACTTCCAACGTACATAAAGATTTTGGTTTTCCTGTTCTTGCAGCTGGCGTATTACAGTTGGTAATGGGTGCAGTAACTAAGGTTGGAGATTATGTTGGCGATTCTGAGGTATCAGTAAAAACTCCAGCATATGACAGACACACAGAAGTTGTAGGATTTATGAAGAGACATTTCCACAAACACGATCGTTGTGGGTTTTTATCACTACCAGTTGGTGGCGCAGTTGGTAAGCATATTGATGTGGGTAGCTACTATCAAACTCGAGATCGTTATCATTTATCCATTGCAGGTAGATACAAATATATGGTAGGTGATGAAGAATACATAGTAGAACCAGGAACTTTGTTGTGGTTCAATAATAAGTTATTGCATGGAACAGAGAATGTTGGGAATGAGGTTAGGATTACATTTGTATTTGATGTTCCTCACAATAAAAAGAATCCAAAATAAAGTTTACAAAAATACAAATATCGTGTATAATTAATCTACTGGAGAATAAATGAAAGCATTAAAATTTTATACTGAATGGTGTAGTTCTTGCAAACTACTATCTCAAACTATTGAAAAAGCTGGCGATAAAATCACAGTAGAAGTTGAAGATGTGAATATTGATACTTGTGGATCTCGTTCATCTGAATATTATATTCGATCTATTCCAACAATGGTACTACTCAATGATGAGGGTAAAGAAATAAAACGTCAAACTGGCAATATGGACGAAAGAACATTGCTAGCATTCCTGAAAGGATAACATGAGTATTTTAGATAAAATTAAAAAGAACACAACGATCAAAGATTCGGCTGTGCTTAATGTTTCAAAGTTCTTCACAAAGAAGGATATGATCCCAACGTCAGTACCAGCAATCAATATTGCTTTGTCTGGTCGTCTTGATGGCGGACTTACCCCAGGAATTACAATGTGGGCTGGTCCATCAAAGCATTTTAAAACTGCTTTCAGTTTGTTGATGGCAAAATCTTACATGGACAAATATGAAGACGCTGCTTTATTGTTTTATGACTCTGAGTTTGGTACTCCTCAGTCTTACTTCGATAGTTTTGGGATTGACACCAGTCGAGTTGTCCATACTCCCCTTACTGATGTTGAGCAATTAAAATTCGATATTATGAATCAGCTACAGAGTGTTGAACGTGGCGATCATTTGATTATTGTTATTGATTCGATTGGTAATTTGGCTTCAAAGAAAGAAGTTGAAGACGCACTTGATCAAAAGTCTGTTGGCGATATGACTCGTGCAAAACAGATGAAGTCATTGTTCCGTATGGTAACACCGCACTTGAACTTAAAAGATATTCCGATGGTTGTTGTGAACCATACATATATGGAGATCGGTATGTTCCCTAAAGCCATCGTTGGTGGTGGAACTGGTGCCATGTATTCAGCAGATAATGTATACATCCTTGGTCGTCAACAAGAAAAAGAAGGTACTGAAATTGTTGGATATAACTTTATTATTAACGTAGAGAAGAGTCGTTATGTTCGTGAAAAATCTAAAATTCCTGTTACTGTATATCATGATGGTGGTATTAGCCGTTGGTCAGGTCTGCTTGATATTGCACTTGAATCTGGACATGTGGTTAAACCTTCCAATGGCTGGTATTCTAAAGTAGACATGGAGACTGGTGTTATTGAAGACAAGAAGTATCGTGTCAAAGATACAGATACAAAAGACTTCTGGATGCCAGTAATGATGCAAAAGTCTTTCGTTGAGTTTGTAAAGAGTAAGTATCAAATCGGCTCAACTGATATCCTTAGAAACGAGGACATCGAAAAAGAATTGGCTGCAATTGATGACGAAGAATAACTTATTCAAATATGTTGTTGTAGAAAATCGCAACAATGGACATGATGCGATAAAGTTGACAGAAAGTCCATTTGATGGTATAATTTATGAATATGGTAAGGTTTCGTTTGAAGAAAATGAAGAAGAGTCATCTTTGCATATCAAATTTGATTATGAGATTATAGACTACAATAATAAAGTCCTTACCGATACCAAACCCTTCGAGAAATATATTGGAGACATTCTTCAAGAACTTCTACACGAAGGTGTAGCAAAAAACAATTTAACGTACACAGGTGGTGTTGATGAGAATAGAACAGGCGATCTTAGCGAACCTGATTCACAATGAAGAATTTTGCCGTAAGGTAGTTCCTCATCTGAAGAAAGAATACTTTAGCGATAGAAAAGAATTAACCGCAGTAAAGATACTTTTAGATTTTTTTGAAAAGTATAACAAGCCAGCAACGCAAGAAATCCTATCAATTGAGATTGGTAACATTAGCGGACTAACAGATAAAGAAGTTCCCGAGTATCAGAAGTTTGTCACAGAATTAAACAAGACAGAAACTAATGATGAGTGGTTGCTTTCTGAGACAGAGAAGTTTTGTAAAGACAAGGCAGTTTATAATGCAATCCTGCAATCAATCAAGATTATTGAAGGTAATGACAAGGTTCATCAGAAAGATGCGATTCCTTCTATTCTGTCTGATGCATTGGGTGTTTGCTTTGATAATCATGTTGGTCATGATTATATTGAAGATTCAGATGCTCGTTTTGATTTTTATCACAGGGTGGAAGAGAAGATTGCTTTCGACTTGGACATGTTCAACAAAATCACCAAAGGTGGACTCTCAAGAAAGACTCTGAACATAGCACTGGCAGGAACTGGGGTTGGTAAATCTTTGTTTATGTGTCACGTTTCTGCTGGTGCTTTGATGCAAGGTAAGAATGTTTTATACATTACCATGGAGATGGCTGAGGAAAGAATCGCAGAACGTATTGATGCGAACTTACTTAACCTAACCATGGATGAATTGAAAGTAGTTGACAAAGATATCTTTGATACACGTCTGGGTAAAGTTGCTGCCAAGACTACAGGTAAGTTGGTGGTCAAAGAGTATCCAACTGCAGGTGCTCATGCTGGTCACTTCAGAGCATTGCTTGAAGAGTTGAGGATGAAGCGAGAGTTTACTCCTGATATTATTATGATTGACTATTTGAATATTTGTGCAAGCCAACGAATGAAGATGAGTCATGGTGTAAACTCTTATACATATATCAAGAGTATTGCTGAAGAACTGCGTGGTCTTGCAGTTGAACATAATGTTCCAATTATTTCAGCAACTCAAACAACTCGATCTGGTTTTACAAACTCAGATCCAGGATTGGAAGATACGTCAGAGTCATTTGGTTTACCAGCGACAGCTGACTTTATGTTTGCGTTAATTAGCAATGAAGAACTGGAAGGATTGAACCAGATTATTGTTAAGCAGTTAAAGAATCGCTACAACGATCCAAGTTATTACAAGCGATTTGTTATTGGTATTGATAGATCAAAGATGAAGTTATATGATGTTGAACTTTCTGCTCAAGAAAATTTGACAGATACTGGTAGTAAAGATGATAAACCAATCTTCGATAAAAGTGATTTCGGCAAACGAATACATAGTGAAGAGAAGTATGGTGGATTTAAGTTCTAGGAGAAAGATATGACAGTAAAAGTTATTATTGCTAAACAAAAATTTGATTGTAAACATCTGATGGGTCAGTTTGTTGACGAGAATCATTTTGATTTTCTTGTTGATGAAGACTGTGATGTTTACATGCCAGAGATTCCAGGATCACCTGAATTAACTGGAAGTGAAGAAAGAATCGTATTGAAGTTTCGTAAGAACTTTTTTACACAAGAACAACAAGACCAAGCGTATGCTGGTCTACGTGAAGCAGCAACCGAAACACAAAATCGTGGAGCTGCAGCTGGACCACGTGGTGAGAAGTTGGGTAATCGTGAATGGGTCACTGAGTATGAGTACGACATGGTGGAACATTTTCTAGATCCAAAGAATAGTTTGGACGGAGATCCTGTTGCTGAAATTCGTGCACGACATGTTGGTAAACCACCATCACCATCTAATCGCAATAATGTTTGGTCAATCGATCGTGTCAAGAAAGACAAGTTTGTATTTGAAGATTGGGTCAACCGAGTTAAAGATCTTTCACTTCCTGAACAAAAGAAAGAAGCCAAGTATGTTGCCGATAAACTAATCTGCGCAACTACTTACGCTAACTCTGTATACTCTGGTATTGCTGGATGGTTTGATCGTTACCCACGTATCCCTTATGGTCGTGCTACTTCGTATACCTCAAGGAATCCTGAGAAGTTTGCTATGTCATATCCTTTCTTACAGCACTTGTCTGAAGGATTTAAAGAATTACTTCCTCAGCGATTCGCAGCACAGATGGAAGCAGCAAGCAAAGTTGATCCAAGGTTCTTAGTTCCAAATACTCCATTCACAACAGTAACTGTTAATAAAACCTTTAGAACTGCAGCACACTATGACGTGGGTGATTTAAATGCAGGGTTGTCTAATCTTTTAACTTTGTCACCAGATGGAAAATATACTGGCGCATATCTAGTAGCACCTGAGTATCGTATTGCTGTTAATCCACGTCCAGGTGATTTGCTGTTGATTAATAATCACGAAGTAATGCATGGTAATACACCTATTGTTTGTGAAGAAGGTTCTGAGCGTATTTCATTGGTAGTTTATTTCCGTGAGAAAATGCTTGAACTTGGTTCGTTTGAATATGAAAACTGTCGTTATGATTTTGTTGAACATCGTAGACGTAATCACGAGCATCCAATGTGGCAAAAACTTTGGAATGGTGTATCAGAATCTATGTGGACTAGTCAAGAATGGTATGATTACTGCGAAGAAAAACTAGGTAAAGACGAGTTAATTAAATATCATCCAAAGTCGCAAGCATTGAAGAATGGCTTGGAAGAATTTTTCGGTTAAGGAATATAATGTCATTACATGAATTTTTAGGTGAAGAAAGATTGCTGGAATGGTTCTATACAAAGAACTCCCTCAATCTTGGAAAACGTGTTGGTTACCGTAGGGTCTCGGGTAAGATTGGTTTAACCAACAAAGAGAATGGTGTTCGTGGTGCTTGGGTGGAGAAACGTGTTGCTCTATTCAAGAACATGCTTGACTTTGGTCATAGAATTATTCCACTATCTGAACCAACTGATGCTACATCTGATGATGGCTTTACATCATTTGATACTTACCAAGAATGTGATGTTCTTATGCTTGAGTTTGGTGGAACTAATTTACAGTTCTATCAAAAGTATTGGGATAAAACTGTTGAGATGATTAAGGCTCATAAGGGTCGTGTAATCTTTTTGAATGATGATCCAGATCTACCTTTCCTTTGGGAACTTTTGCCAGATGAAGATTGGTCACGTTGGACAATTGCTGCCAATGCAACCAACTGTGCTGAAGTAGCAACGATTCTAAAGTGTCCTATCCATTCAACTACAGTTGATTTACCAATGGCTTCAGGTATGGAGTTTGCTAAGTTTCATGGTGGAACTATTGGAAAGATAATTTATATTGGTCGTCCAGGTGGTAGAACCAAATACTTCAAGATATTCACGTCTTCTCGTTATCTTCAAGTTGCAGGTAAAGAAGCTGAGTGGGAAGACTTTGACGCACTTACTATTTTACCAAACCCACAGCAACGAGATCGTCGTAAATTCTATCAAGACTTTTATGGGTGTCTTGCAGTATATGATGACAAACATAAAAAATCTGGTTGGAGAACTGGTCGTGCTTATCATGCTCTTTATGCTGGTATTCCTGTCTGTGCTCCTGCAGGTAACAATGGTTTAAATTGGTGTTATCCATGTGATACTAAGGAACATCTAGATAAGTTTGCAAGTTATTCTGAAGAGATCCGTCAGGCTATTTGGCAGAAACAAAAAGCCATTGTTGAAAAGACAGGTAAAGTTGATCCCCTAATTCTATGATAGTTTCCTATGATATTGACGGAGTCCTTGCAGCCCAACCCCCACCAAATGAAAAGAAATGGGGTAGGATGAATGGAACAGAACGTAAGGCAAGGAAGGAATTTCTTATAGATTGGTATACCAATGCCGAGAATCTAATCCAACCAGCTGAAACCACCTTCCACGCTATTTCTGCAAGAAAACGAGAACCCAGAGTCTATGAAGTCACAAAAGACTGGTTGAATAAATATTATCCTGAGAGAGTAATTTCATTCCATTTATTGGGTGAATCTAGGTCTGTAGCCAATGTGGTAGCTTATAAATCCAATAAGGTTTTAGAACTTGGTGTAAGTAGGCATTACGAAGACAATAAAAAAGTTTTACGAGGTATGCGGAAGATCCTTCCTATCGATATTGAACTATATTTCTGGGAAAGGGGAATGGATCTACCGATACCTTTTATCAAATAAAGGTGTTTCATGAAGTATATCCAAACCTTAGATTTTGATTTTGTGGAATTCCTCAATTTCGAGGACAGACCATTTCGTGCAAAATTCATACCAGCCAAAGTCTGGAATGATTTAGACAATTATAAGAATGATGCTATCGGCTTGAGGAACTACTTCAAGAAGTGGCGTTTTTCCATTGTATGGCATTCTGAAAAGAAACCAACAACTCAAATATCAGTCGGTGGTGGTTACTATCCAGACAAAGGCTGTTCTGAACTAGATATATGGACTAGTCCAGACACAGACTATAACCATCATAAGTTTACCGATGCATCATGGAAAAGGTTCAAGTATAGAACTATTCAAGTAGCCATGCATGAACTTATTCACTGTAAACAATATTACGGTAAGCCAGAAGAATACTGCGCCAGCAAGGTGTACTATTCTAAAACTGGAATAAATCGAATAGATGATAACAGAGATTATCATGCTGGTCGAGATGAGATTGAGGCATACGCTAACTGTGTATACTTAGACTTTAGAACTAAACGTCCAACAGTTCCAATCGCTGAACTAATCCGCCACGCAAAAACCTATAAGGTTTCAAAAACACTGTCAGGGATCCAAAAGATCTTCCGCACAGATCGTCATAATGAGGTTATCCCTCTACTTCTCCGTAAGATCCTAGTCTGGGAAAGAAAGTACAACAAATATACTTGACCTAAATATACAATAATAATAATTGGAATATTTATGGCTAAGATAGCAAATGAGTTAGACCTGAGAGCGATTCAGGCTAAACTCACTCCTGCTGCCAAGAAAGAATGGAAGGTTATCTGTGCTGGTCTTTCAGACGTACAGGAAGCAGTTCTAAAGAAACTCTGGCAAACCCCAGCAGTCACCTGTTGTATATACACAGGTAGCGTTACCTTTAGAATAGGAACTGGTTCTGTAAAGGGAATGGCTATTTCCCCTGCAGGATTCAAAACTTCATTCTCCCCAAAGGGAACAACTGCTTCTGATATATTCTTAAAAAAATATGATAGAAGTTTCGCTGTAACTTCCACAGAGAAGTTTATTATTACATGCGCATTTTATTTTCTGATCCATGCTCCAGATAGAGTTAAAACTGAATCTGATAAGACAGAAGCGTCAGAAGGACAACAAGTCTTAGCAACACAAGCAGCATTAAAAGCACTTGTTAAAGAGTATGGTGAGATTCGTTTAAAGATTGGTGACAACTCTTACAACGTAGATGAGTTCTCACAATACACTGCTGGTCGTCCAAAAGCAGATGCTACTTTCAAATATAAAGGTGTTGACGTTGTTTGGCTATCACTTAAGAAGGGTGGTAAACCAGCTGACTGGCAACAATATGGTGGTAGTGCTGACCTTGGAATTGTTGGTGGAGATGTGACTAAGTTTCCAGATATTAAATTATTTGCAGATAATATCACTAAAGTCTTTGAGGCACTTGGTGTTTCAAAAGGTAAGAACGGTAAATATGATTTTAATTCTTTGGATAAAGGATCTTACTTTGGAATGCCATTGAAGAATCATATGGTAGCATGTAAAGTTATGTATGGAAAAGACTTCGGTCCAAAGTTTGGAATCAATAATTGTAACGTATGCGTTGATGGTGATTTAAAATTCATCAAAGCCAGAGGAAGTAATGAATTTGAATTGGGTGGACAATATCACATAAGTGTCAATCCCTATGAATTCAAAAGCCCAAAATTCCCAAAGTACGATCCAGCCGATCTTTATGCTCCAGTTCTTTTTGTGACCAAAGCACAGAACGTAAACCAGATAGGATTTGATCATGCTAGGTTTTATATTTGGCCACAGAACGTACCTGCTAAAAAAGGTATCCAAAACCTAGATGAGTCGCTAAATACTATTGCTGGTAAGAATAAATCGGCTCTGGCAGCTATGGCTACTAAATTCCTCCCCTCAAAATAGTAGTTGTTTTTACGCAACTAGGGAATAAATAGTTCTTTACAATAATCCAATTATAAGGTATAATAGTCTTATGGTTGGAATGTTAGTCTTTATAAATAAAATTATAACTTTATAGATGGGTAAATAATGAAATCATTCCAGTCTTTTTTAAAAGAAGAAGCCGAAGCCGAAGCCGAAGGCACGAAATTAAAGCACATCACTCATCCTGAGGATCGTCCTTTAATGCATGGTCACGAAGGTTTCGAGCATGCTCATGGCGCATTGACCCATGCGCACGAACACATGAAAGCTGGTAAGAATAACGCAAACCTTACTACAAAGTACGACGGATCACCAGCTGTGGTTTTCGGTACTCATCCAAAAAATAAGAAGTTCTTTGTTGCTTCTAAGTCTGCATTTAACAAAGATCCAAAAATCAATCATACTGATGCTGATATTGATAAAAATCATGGTCATGCTCCAGGTCTCGCAGATAAATTAAAAGCTGCACTACACCACCTACCAAAAGTAACACCAAAGGGTAAAGTATATCAGGGTGATATTATGCACTCTGAGGGTGATGTTCAACACGATAAGAAAAAAGGAACTGCTTCCTTTACACCAAACACCATCACTTACACTGCGCATGGCGATGAAGCCAAGAAAGCTGCAAAGGCAAAAGTAGGTGTTGCGGTTCATACCCAATACCATGGTAAAGACATTCAATCGATGTCTGCTCACCACGAAGTTAATCATGATGAGTTTGGTCAGCATCCTGATGTTCACCACCACGATGCTAGCTATGATACTAGTACAGTTAATCATTCTCAAGCTAATCAAGATGAATTCCATAAGCACATGAATGCTGCGAAAGCGATTCATGATGAACATGGATCTAAAATGTATAACGCTGTGCACCCAAGTCACAGTGGTGATAGTGGTCATCTTGCTACATACATTAACTCAACTGTTAGAACCAATAGCACTCCAAACGTAAAAGGTTTTAAGGCACATCTTCAAGCCCATCACGATAAACAAGTTGCTGGTGTTAAGACTGAGAAATCCCAAAACGCTAAACGTGAAAAGGGTAATGAAGAACTTGCCCACGTTGAAAAGAATAAATCTCATTATGAGAATGTATTGAATGCTCATAATCACTTGGCTGCTGCAAAGAACACTTTAGTTAAATCTTTGGAGAGTGGACATAGCAATTATGAACATCATATCGAAGGTAAAGAATCCAAACCAGAAGGTTTCGTTATTAACCATGAACACAATGGTAAAACAGAACCATCTAAACTTGTGAATCGTGCTGAGTTCGCAAGATCTAACTTGTTAAAGGTGCGTAAATGAAATCGTTTAAATCTTTCTTAACTGAAGAAGAACTCTACGAACAGGTATTGGTCGAGAGTGCTGACGATGCTACCAAAGAACATGGCGTTTCAAATAACACCAAAGGTGTTCTACATGAACTTCTAGTTGGTAAGCATTTAAATAATGGTAAGCATTTAGAGACTCACAAAAACGAACACAACGAAACACCTGAGCAGGCGCATGATCGTTTGAAGTCAGCAGTTCATCCAAACGATTATAAGCGTATTGACTCCAACGCTAAGTCTGCTGCTGGTCACATTAAGAAACATATTGAAACTACTCATCCAGGACATGCTGTGCATGGTGTTCATTGGACTTCAAAACCTGGAGATACCGAAAAAGTAACTGGTCATAAAGCAACACAGAAAGATGATTCATCTGATGTTTATGTTTCTACCAAGCATCCTAAGACTGGTAAAGTAACTCATCATGGTGTAAGTTTAAAAGTTAGCGACCAGTCAAGTAAGAACATTCCTTCTTCAAGTCTTGGTATGGAATCTGGTGGGTCAAAAGCCAAAGAACATTTTGCTGCTCACAAGGCAGATATTGTTAAAGCGCATCCCCAGCTGGCTGGCAAAAATAAAGAGCAACGTAAAGAGATCGCCAAAGCAGATCCTAAGATGCATGCTGATGTTAAAGAACGTAACAAAGTATTACTACATAAGGTTGCCCATAGTCATGCTGCTGAATTGCAGCACCATCTAGATTCTGGTAATCATGAGCACGTAGTTAAGCATATCCGTGAAGTTCTTCATGCTCATAAAACACCTGCTCAAGAAGCTGGACATAGTTTTATCAAGCACACAACATATCAAACTGCTAAAGGTGTTCAACACCATGCCAGTAACCCAAGTGAAGACCATGAGCATATCCTCAAAGATCATAAGAATCTTTCAGTAAAATCTAGCGGTGGTTCGGTTCACTTCTATCACAAAGACAAAAAGTTTGCTTCTCAAGCCCACAAGTTGGATTCACAAAGTGATCCACTGAGTTCATTGAAGAGCGCAGGAAAGGCTGTATAATGAAAACATTTAAAGGTTATCTTGATAGCTGTGTAAAAGAAGAAGTAGAACAGCACCACGCATTAGCATTTGGTCGCATGAACCCAATTACTTCTGGCCATGAGGCAGTAGTTAATAAATTGCATTCAGTTGCCAAAGAACATAATGCTACTCATAGTCTTGTAGTTTCTCATAGCCAAGATGCTAAGAAGAATCCTTTATCTGCTGAACAAAAAGTTAAGCACGCTAAACACGCATTCCCTGGA